GGTTGGCGACCTGGAACGCAGCATTGTCTGTGCACACGAACTCCGACAGCCAGAAGTTTGTTGTGAGCTTGGTATTGATCATTTCTTTACCACCCCTTCCATGGCCAGAGCGAAGTCCTTCACAGCATTCTCAAACTCTGCGTGGTCGAGCACGAACTTAATCTTGTCGTTACCCTCGGCGTAAACCGTGTAGCGATTGCTCCGGATAACCAGTATGGTCTCAAAGCACTCGTGCATGAAATTTTCTAAAATATCCGACAGGTTCTTGCCACCGACGATCATAACCATGTTCTCAAGATCGCACTCACCATCATCTCTGCTGGCGTCCACAGTAACCTTGAACTTCTTGCCGCTCAGTATTACAGCACGAGGCAGTTTCATGGTATCCTTGAGATGATGCGGGCCCCTGCGAAGGGGCCCGCCATCGTCTATGCTTTCTTGTCGGCGCTGACTACTACAGTGGGGATGGCATACGAGCCATCGGGAAGGCGCACCAGCGGGAGCTTCACCCACGTCGAGCTAGATACGTCCCAGCCCATCATGTGTACCCGCGATGCCTTCTTGTCTCTGTCGAAGGCCGGCAGCACGCCGTACTCGAGCACCATGATCTTGCGGATCACAGGCTCGGTCTTCTCGCCTCCGAGGATCACCTGCAGGTTGTACTTGGCGTCATGCTTCAACCCATTGGTTTCATGATCGATCAGGCACACCATGGTGTTCCGGGCTACATCGTCTTTGTCTCCAGCTTCAGTGCAGTTAACGGACAGTGGTTTACCCTCGCAAAGCACCTTGACGTTTGTTTTCTGATCCAGGTTAAGATTCTCCATGGACCAGAGCAGTGAGACGTCATTTTTCGTCCGATGAAATACGCGAAGCTTTACTTTGTCTGCGTTCATCTGGTTCTCCTGTCTGTTCTATTTCCCGAGTTCGGCGAGCCTCTGGTCAATGCACGAGAGGACGTTGGCGTCTTTCTCGAAGCCCTGAACCTTATGGAGGACCTCCGCGTTCGTGGTCTTGTAAATGAAGATCTTCTTCTGCAGTCCGGTCTGCTGGAAGAAGGGCGCCAGTTCGGCCGGCAGATTCTCCGGCAGCTTGTAATCGGCTGCGACCTTCGGCTTGGCGGTGATGCCGCTGGCCGAGGCTATGATCTTCTGCGCTTCGTCGGCGATATACTGCCCGCCGCTGACTTCCGTAGAGAAGGATGAGGATCCGGCGGACCTAACAAGGCGCCGGGCTTCGTCGTCCGGGATCTCCCCGTTGCTGTTGAAGTTGACCGGGTCGGACCCGATCGAGATCACAGTGTTCTCTATGGCATTCTTTACGCCAGCCTGGTTGTCGTAATTTTTGCTCTTCTCTTCCTTGGAGCTCATCCGCGGGGGAGTGTAGTCCAGCTTGAGCCCGGGCTGTCCGGGGCCGGCGTGGATGGCGTTAGCGGGGCCGGCGGTATTGGTTTCGATCGGAGCGCCGCCCTGCACTATGGCCTGCACTGGCGGTATGGCGCCGGGGCCTGTGCCGCTGACTTCCGAGATGTTGAGGGTTTCCTTCACCATCAGCTGCCCGGTGACGTAGGCGTCAAGCGTGGGCGTGCCGCTGGGCATCGGAGAGCTGTAGCCGTCCTTAGGGATAGCGATCCCGAGCTCAGGGACCTGCAGGGCCACAGGGGATACGTTCTTGAACCGGAACATCGTAACTGCGTTGGCCGCTGGGGCCGTCTGTTCATTTGACATTGCTGCCTCCTAACTATTTTCGATTCACTTCTTTGAGGCTATGCCCCAAAATTTATTTGAGCAGGGAAGGCTTCTCCATGTGGGCGGCCGGACGAGACGGCTTCTCCACAGGGGTGGGCGGAAGCGCCGGTGCCGGCTCCTGCGCGGGCGGGGCCATGCCCACTTCCCTTGCTAAGGTCTTCTGCTCCTGCCAGGTCTTCACGCACTCATCGTACATAGTATCCTCGAAGCTCTTCGGGTACGCGCCGGTAAGGGCGGCCCGGTCGGATTCCTCGGGGTACTTGGTCAGAATGGCGTCTATCTGCGGTTTGGATAGCTTCATGTTCTCATCGCGCTCTGTGCTGATGGTGGAGAACAGCTCGGAGCTGCGATCCAAGCCTTGGGACTTGTCGGATTGGTGGTACTGGTCGGCCAGCACACGCTCGTTGGCAGGATTGGTTATGATCGCCTTGAAGGCGGCCTTGGCGTCATCCTGGGCGCGGTCTTTGATGGCCTTGATGTCGTCCTTGAGCGGATCCATGCCGGTAGTGGCAAGGCGCTGCAGGGTGGCTAAGGCGGCCGATTTAGTTGTATCTAAGTTCCAAGACATATTATCTCCTGTTAGAAACTCCGGCGAACGTTCTTTGTGGACTTGAGGATGTCGAACACCGGCATGATCTTGCGCAGCGACTGTGCACGCGCTTTGATCTGCTCCATGGTCGGGAGGAAGTTCTCGTCGAATACGGAACGAGCAAGGGCCTCCACCTCGTAGAAACTCGAGCACTTGGAGCACAGATCACAGACGTGATTGAACAGCTTGTTGTCCATCACTACGTCACGGTGGTTGTGCCGGCACTGCTCCTGCTCATAGCGCTGCGCGCGCTTGAGGTCCTGCACGAATAGATCCCGGGCGGTCTTGAGGGCGTAGTCCTCGCCTCCGAGCATCCAGTGCAGCTTATTGTAGCTTGAAAAATTGAAAGCCTTTTCTTGTGCGGCTTTATCTGCGGTGGTGCGTTTATCTTCGGGTTGGCTCATGGGGTTCATTCCTTTTCTGAGTCGTTTTTTTCTAAAGATACCCCCGGGGGCTTGCACCCCCGGGGGACATCTATCCAACTATGCGGCTCCGATTACGACAGAGGCCACACGCCGGGGAGCTGACTTGCGTCCAGCCCATTGACGTCCATTCCTACGACACCTGCCGTATTGTGGATACCGAAACCGACCTGTTCCCAGCTCGTCACATAGTAACGAGTATCTTTTGGCCAGTCAACCACTTTCACTTCGACCGCCTTACGCTCGGGGATACGGCCGAGTTTGTCGGGGGTGGTTGTGAGGTAGATCCTGGTGGGCGCCACGCGGGTGGACATGATCAGGCGGATGCCGTGAAGCACGCCGAACTGCCCGGTTTCCACGATGACGTTCAGGGACACCTGGTCCAGCTGGTCAGCGTTCCACGACAGAATGTCGGTGTAGCGCATGGGGTGCATAACGTATGCGCCCGGGGCCAGCTGACGGGACAGGAGATGCCCTGCCATCTTCACCATGTCTGCGCGCTGGACGGGGCCGGTCACGCCGAGGTGGGGGTTGGGGCCGACTTGGTAGGCCCTGTCCAGGAGCCCGAAGACTTGATCGTCCTCGGTGATCGCGTTGGCGATGGCCACACGTTCTTTGGCGCGGTCAAACGCCGGGAACCTGCGGATCTGGATTTCTTCGTAGTGCACGGAGCTCGTGATGTTGATCGAGAACGTGGGTATGAAGATACGCTGAATGTTCGCTTCCACCAGCGGAGGCGTACCGCGGGCGCCGACTGCCAGCGCGGGGTACTCCGGGATGTCCAGGTCGTACGCGGGGATTTCGCCTTGGGGCAGTTCGTCGGTCAACAGGAGCTTGCGGCCCACTGCGACGTAGTCGTTTCTGTCCTTCAGGGGAGTCTGCATCGCGAAGGCCACCCTTTTGAAGGAGGGACCTGGGTTCTGCAGGATCGCGTCGAACGCTGCTTCTTTCTGGTCAAGGGTGGGAACCTGTTCGAAGGACGCCTTCTTTACGAGGGCGCGCGCTCCGCGTTCCACTGCTGTACCTTTGACGTTGGTGGTCGTTTCGTACTGGGGTGACCAGATCTTTTCGAACGCACCGGCTACTTCGGGTCTTGGGCTATATGCCATGGTAGTTGCCTGATACTTTGCCGTTTGGCGAGGGGTATCACCCCCTTATCCCACAATAATGTGGTGTAGTCTTCTTTGTTATTCTTCTTTCTGGTTCAAGTTTACACTTAAAACGAAATCTGTACCGGAGCGGGCGTTAATAGCCCGCTCCGGATTTTGGTCGCTGTCTTACTTCACTACGATCTCGAGCACCGGTTCGGTGGCCGAGTTGTAGAACGCTGCCACGAAGCCCAGGCAGGTGTTATCGTTGGCGGCCGCGCCGGTTGTGCCGTCGAGGACGTTGGTGATCTTGCCGAATGCGTCGCTCATGACGTCGCAGTTGACGTACAGCTTGTCCATCGGCTCGTAGTCGTGGATGCTGTCGTCGAAGGCGAACACCTTTTCGACGCCGTTATCGGCAGTGCGGAACACGTTGTTGAACAGGGAGACCCTGCCCAGCTGTATCACGTTGCCTTTCCCGGAGCCGTAGAGGCCGGTCTTGTCGAACGTCTCGTCAGCGTAGCTGTTCTTCTGGAACTTCGCGAGGCCGTAGGGGGCCACGTTGAGCGCCAGCCTGTTGTCCGCCCGGTACTGGTAGGACATCAGTGTGCTGTTGCCGCCGGTGACGCCGAGCGTAAGGGGCGAGCCCCCGTAGATCGACATATCCGACATCGCAACGAACTTGGTTGCGTCTTCCAGCTTTACTTCGTCGGGGTTGAGCCCGAGACCGCGACCGAATGTGCCTATGAATTGCATAGTTTTTCTCCTAGTCTGATTTTACCGATTATCTCGCATCCCAATACTTCGCCAGGAAGGCAGACCCATTGCCCATATCCGGCTCATCTTCGTTCAGGAACGTCGGAGGCACCGCTCTCATGGAAGCTTTGGGGTGCTGTTCTGCGCCGAACGGATTGGCCGGTGCTGCTGGCTTACCGAATGGTGCTGGTTTGGCTTCCATGCCGATTGCAGGCTTCGCTCCGGGCAGTCCGCCGCCCATTGCTGACCCTTCCGACTTGCCGAGCAGCTTCAAGAAAGAAGCCAGCGCGGCCAGGTTTTTCCTGTCTATCTTTGAGAGAGCGGCCACTGCGGCCTGCTCGTCCTTTTCTGTCAGAAGCTTCTTACCGATGAGGTCCTGTATGATGGACTCCATCAGGCCGGAGGTCTCTTTGTCCTCGTTGCCTTTTTCCATTACGCCGACTTTCTCTTCAGCGGCCTTGGCTTTGCCTTCCGCCATGTCCACTTTGCCCTTCATCTCTTCGAGCGCCCGGCGCATGAAGTCGATTTTGTCCTTAACATTGGTCGAGGACTGGGGGTTGATGGCCACGGTGGGCTCGCCGCCGGCGGAGCCGGGGAGACGGGCGTAGAAAGCCTTGGTCTTGGAGGAAGTGCCGGAAGGAACTGGGTGCATTTTCTGCCCGGCTTTGAACTCGGACATCTGCATGGCCATGAGGGGCTCTTTCGGATTGCCCTTCTCGGTCTTTACTTCGGCTTCGTTCCACGCCATCATGCCGGCTTGCTTGGTCATGAGGTTGGCGTTGGCTTCGAGAGCCACCACTGCGGTGTCGAAGGTCTCGAGCGAGTTAACGCCCTGGCCGGTCATCTGCTCGATGATCTCGGTGGGGGTGATAACGTCTTCCGGGGGTGCGCCGGTTGCAGCGAGGCACTTCAGAATTTTGTTCTGCACGACCACGGGGATGATCCGGGACGCTTTTGCGGCGCGGAACTCACCTTTCTCTTCAGCCACGAAGTAGCTGTCGTTGAAGGTTTTGCCCTGGGCGAAGCGGATGGTGAAGGCAGCTTCTTTCTTGTCTTCCGGCTTCTTGTCGTCTTTCTTCTCTGCGGCTTCCTCGGCTTTGCCTTCCTTACCTTCCCACGGCTTTGCTGCTGCGGCAGGGGCGATAGGGGCTGCGGCTGCTTCGGGTGCGGGTGCTGCCACTGGGGCGGGCACGGGCTTTGTTGCGTCTGCGGGTGCGGGTGTGACTATAGGATCCATGGTATTATCTCCTGTGGGTTGTGGGGTCGATACGGCCGGGTCGGCCATTTTCTGGTTTATTTCAGCCACTTTTTGCTCAGCGGCTGCGAGTTCTAGTTCAGCTTGTTTCTGCTCGTCAATCAGTGCGCCTGCTTCTCCGGGAACTACTTGCACTCCGGCGGAGGCAGCGGGATCAGCGGGAACTGCGGTAGCAGCGGCCGGCGCGGGGGCGGCTGCCTGTACTTTAAATCCGAGGGACTGCAGTACTTTGGCGTATCCCATAGTGTTATTCCTTCACCGGAAACTGGAGCATGCCCTTAAATTCCCAGGGCTTGCCAGTGGCGATGGCCTGTACGATCCGCTCTTTATCTGCGGCATTCCATGTGGAGAAGTCCTCCACGAAATTGATCGGGTACTGCATCGATGCCTCGGCCTTAGGGGCCGGGGGTACTGCCGGGGCCGCTGCTGGTGCGGCGGCGGCCGGCGCAGGCGGGGCTTCAGGGGTGGGAGGGGGCTTCACAGCCTTACCTTCCTCCGCTTCGGCCGCGGGGCCACCGGGGGCTTGGGCTGCGTCAGGCAGCTGGCCTCCGACTTCACCCTTAAGCTTCTCGAACTCCTGCTCGACAAGGCCTTTGATCTCCGGGCGCTTGTCTTTGTCGAGGGCTTCAAGGAATGGGCCCAGGATCTTGCGAAGTTCCTCTTCGATGATCCGGCGTTTCTTGGTGTCGATAACTTTCTCGGCGCCCTCAGCGACGTCCTGCGGCAATGTGCCGAGGGTCTCCTGATACTGAGACGGCTGCGGCTGGCCTGGCTGAGCGGGCGGCTGAATCTTGGGTGCGGCTTGAGGCATAAATCCACCTGTGTTCTTGAACGTGCTCGACAGTTCTATGCGGTTGCGGCTGACCGGCTTCCCGGAGGCGATTGCGTACTTCTCGAACAGCTCTGCCATCCGGTCGATGGATACGTCGTGCCGGGATGCGTACACCTCGAGCATGCGGGCGGTGCCGTCGGCCGGGATGTACACGATCGAGTCCTCTATAAAGGAAAGACCGAAGTTATCCTCGTAGCACTTCTTGCCGTAAACGTCGCGGCCCTTACAGTAAAGTGGGGATTGCGGATGCACGTGCAGGCACAGCTCATCCATGTTGGTGGCGATGTTGCCGCAGAGCGAGCACTGTGCTTGCTTGGCGATCGTGCCCATGGAAGTGCTGGTCACCTTGCCGGACTCTATGTCGCCCAGCAGGCCCGGGCGCAGGGTGTTGATAGCCTTGCGGTCAATGGCGCAGAGCAGCTCGACGTACTTGTCGGAGTAAGCATCGTCGTTGAAGTGGACGGGCGTGTAGACCGCGTCCAGGATTATGCCGAAGGCCTTCTCAGGCTTGTCGGAATCGTGGTTGAAGTAGACGCCCTTGCCCTGGAAGGTCTGATAGGACTGGCGCAGCTCCGGGTGCGGGAAGCGATCGCCGTTAAGATTGGCGATGTCCGCGGTGATTGCACGCGCGCGATAATACAGGAAATTGGTGAGGTCGTAATCGAACTTCTGGCCGGGGACGAAGGGGCAGACGTCATCCTTGCAGAATATACCGCCCTGCTTGACGTAGTCGATCCAGTCAGCCGCAAGCCTCACAATATCAGAGGGCTTGCTGTAGACCTTGGAGATCTCTACTGTGCCGTAGCGTTTAAAGCCTGGGATCATGTAGTTTATTACTCTTCCTTAAGTTCGCCGCACTCGTTAAAATTTGAAGATTCCAAGGCACATGTAACCCGCACACTGTCTTGCCCTGCAGCGGGTAGATGTGGTCCACGTGCCGCTTAACCCCATCTGCCACTTCAAGACGCTTAGCCTCAGCGTATACCGCCTCAATCTTCGCAAACTGCTCCGCTGTCAGCCAAGGAGGTGTTGCCTCCAACTTCGCCGCCCTACGCTTCGCTAACTTGGCCCGAAACTTCGATACGTGGCCAGCATAGTACTTACGGTTGGCCAGTTTTATCTCTGGGTGGCTGGTGTAGTATTCAGCCCTCTCCTGTTTATGCGCCAGGTAGTACTCCCGCGCACGCTGTTTCCTAGCTTCCTTATTCTTCGCGTAAGCTGCCGCGTTATACTCAGAGATCTGAACTGCCTTGCGCTTCCGATACTGCCGATCGTATGCTGCTTTATCTGTGGAGTGCGCCAGATAATACTCAGCCTTATTCCTGCGAAGTGCTTCCAGATTCTTGTATGGCATGCTTTAAGCACTCTCCGCAAATCTGCTTTATGACACCCTTAAGTTTCACGGCCATCAAGGGGCGGTCCTGTTTGCACTCCTCACAGACCGTAACTACCTTCAGTGGCTCCGGTGAGCCGAATCGCTTGAATCCCATCGTCTTACTCCTTGCTGAGCTCTTCAACAAGCTCCTCCATTCGTTTCATGGCGGCCTTGACCGCCTCTATCTGCATCCTAAAATCGGGGGACAGTTTACCGCGGTAATCATAGTCCATGTACTCTAGGTATTCGAGGTCACGCTTAATATGTTCGTGGTGAGCCTGGAACCTGTCCCGTGCTGTATTAAAGAACTTGTCTTCCATCAAACGCCGCCTGGTACTTGCCCGGTATCGTGAGGGAGAGTTTCGGAACGCATTCCGCCCGCCCCTTCAGCACTGGGAACTCCCGAATCTAAACCGAGGCGCTTATATGGGTCACCTTCAGTCTTCGGGTTTGTATCATAACCCAACTGGCTTCGCATGAGGTCATCGGTTTTGCGAGCAGGATCACCTTTGCCCTTCATAGGCTTAGACGTGACGTCCGTTATAACAACGGGTATCTGCTTTACGAAACCTGATTCAGAGTTCATACAACCTTTCATCTATATACAGATTTATACTTATTTTTTAAATGCCGGCATTTTGTTATGCTTCACCAAATTATCTGTGGCCACCAGTATTTGCAGGTTCCACGGAACATGTAATCCGCACACTGCCTTGCCCTGCAGCGGGTAGATGTGGTCCACGTGCCGCTTGATTCCGTCTATCGCTTGCAGCCTAGCTGCTTCTACGTAAAACCGCTCTATAACCACAAAGTGCTGTGTTGTGAGCCAAGGCGGAGTAGCCTTCAATACAGTGGCAGCACGTCGTGCAACCGCAGCATTTACCTTACCTGGGTTGGCTTTCTGCCATGTCCGTGTTCTTATGCGGTAATACTCTCTGTGTGCTTGACGCCATATATCATGGTATGCCACGTACTCAATATTGTGTGCAGATCTCCATTGCCGGCATCGAGCAGCATATGCGTCTTTTCGCTCCTGGTAATACTGCTGGTATTCATGCTTACGCTCTACGTAATAGGCGTCGCGATAAGCCTTGCGCTTATCATTCTGAGCTTTCCAGTATGCCTTCTGGCACTCAGTCGCAGACATAATATAGTCTCCTTACACTTCCGGCATCGTGGGCTTATCTTCACCCATTGGGGCCGGCAGTTTGCCAGCTTCCTGCTGCTTTGTCCGGGGCGGCACCATCGAGTTAGGGATGGTGGGGCCTGGCGGAACGACCTTGTCTCCGGGGGCCACAGGCGGGCGCCCCGGGGCGGCTTTCGGATCAACCACATTGCGTGGCAGCTCGATGTCACGGAGCTTATGACCGCGGAGGGTCTCGTTGCGCACCGTAGGATCCTTCATAGCATCCTTGCGCGCCTCACGCCACTGCGGGTCAAGGCTGGTGGACTGCTCATTCTCCAGCGCGGCCTTCATCTTGTTGGTGTCCAGACCGAGCAGGTCGTAAATAACCTCGGCCGGCAGGTCACCCTCTTTGCGCATCTTGGCGAGATATTCCTGCTCCTGCATGCCGGAGACAAGGTTGGACGGGTGCCAGAACAGCTTAGGCACGGCGTACTTCTTGATGTCGGGGATGTAGGTTTTGTCGTTCGAAATGTTGGAGGCGGCCTCCGAGCGGTTGCGGATGATGTACTCGCGCTTCTTGGCGACGGGCAGCCACACTTTGTCGGTGGTGTGCCGGTTGACCAGCGCGCGCTGCAGCATGTAGCGGTGCATGATCAGCTTGATCGACATGGCTTCTTTCGCGTAGGGGTTAGCCTCAGCGAACATGGCCTCGTTGGCGGACATGGCGATGAGAATGCGCTTCTGCGTCCACTCAAACCACTTGATGAGGTCTTCGTGCTGTGTAGAGCCCGTCTTGTACTCCATCTCCAAGAACGCGTGGTAGATGAGGTCGTAGTCCGGGTCGCCCTTGGCTTCGATGAGCTTAGCCTTGAGCATGTCAAAATGCTTCTTGCTCGGCAGCCACTTCTGTTCCTTGGATCCGATCTTCCAGATCTTGATGGGGAACATGTGCCGGTCGATGAACGTCAGCATGAGCATGTACAGCTTGTCTTCCGCGAGCAGGTACTTGAGCGCCGCCTTCATGGGCGACTCACCGCGGGTGATGTAGCCGGCGGATTTGTTGGCGTAGTGGATGACCCGGGAGTTGTCCAGGTGAATCGGCTGGCCCTTGGAGACGCGCTCTTTGAAGTCGCCGGGCAGCATGTCCACAACCGCGCGGTCGATCTCCTTGGAGGAGTTCATCATCTTGCGCAACTCTTCGTCAGGCTTCAGGAAATAGGCAACGCCGGAGCCGGCGTAAACTTTATGCACTTCAATGTTTTCCGGGGGATACTGGTGGAAGGCTTCCCATTCCATGGTGCTGTCGTCCCAGTTGCCCACGTGAAACGATTCGCCCAGGAGCTCGTAGTCCCGGGACATATGCACGATCATCTGCATGAGGTTCAGCCGCTCGCTGAGGTCCTGCCAGTAAGGCTCAAGCTCTTTGTCTTCGCAGCGGACTTCCATGTCACCGAAGGGGAACGTGGAGTGCAGGTTGATGAGGTTGCGGACGATCGGGTGGAACGAGTAGTAGTGCCGCAGGCGCCGGTTCAGTTCTTTGAGGTTCTCTTTCGGGAACATCAACAGAATCGGGTCGAACATTGGATCGACGTACATCAGCGGTACGCGTGAGGATCCTCCGCCGTCCATGTAGCCCATGCCGCCGTCGCTGGCGGTGCGCTTGAAAGCAGCTTCCTGCAGGTTGTCCATCATGGTCTCATATTTGGCCGCAATCCCACCCTGACCTTTCAGGCCGGATGGGAGGATAGCATTAGCTTTGCGGGTGAAACCTTTATCGCCAGACGACGGGTCACTGCTGTCTTTTTTAGACATGTTTTACCTCAGGTTCATTTTCAATTAGAACAGTTTAATGTCCTTGTCTTTTTCAGCATCACCGAAGTACTTCTCCATCCCTTCATGGGACAGCGCGTACACTTTGCCGTCGGTGCCTTTAAAGGTGCCGGTGGTCTGCAGTGCCCCGTCGATGACGGAGAACACCATGTACGCGAACTTCTTGCCAGCGTTCTTCGACGTCTTGGCGCTGCCTACGTTCAGCATGATGGCGATAACGCCGGAGCTGTTGAGGAACTCCACCGGCCGGGATGATGGTGTGCTGAGGTTCTTGTCCTGTGACTCGAACTTGTCCACGGCCTGGTACTTGAAACTCTTCAGAGAGAACTCGTAGTCCGGCGCCACCTCTGCGGTCTTGGCTGCCAGGTACTCCCCGATGCTTTCGAGGAACGGGGTAAGGTTGTCCACCTTGGGCTTCCCTACCTGCTGATCGAAGAATGCTTGCGGGCTGTCTTCCTTAATAACATCATCGAGCAGCGCGGCCTCTTCCTTCTCGAGCAGTGCCTCAACGTCCTCTTTGGCGTTGGCCTTCTCTTCGTCCGCCTTGTCCTTCTCTTCCGCGGCCCGAATGTACCGTGCGGATAATATAACGAAATCTTCGCGCGGAAGCAAGCCATTAAAATAAGCGTCCTTTACGTACGCCGAGGCGCGCTTAGGATCCTTGTCGGAACCGGATACCATGAGGTAGTCCACCACAGCTCTCCCTTGCTCTGAAATGTTGGAGAACTTTGGCTCACTGAATCCGGAGAACCAGTCTTTCTTGGGCTTCTCCAGTTCAAGGTCTACCACTTTGTCGTACTGGCGATATTCCTTCACCTTGCCCTTGAGGTCTTCCCGGGCGTCTTCGATGATGGGGTGGTTGCTGATCTCTTCACGGTGGAAGTCACCCTTCTGCCCGAAGATCGAGTAGCCGGCTGTCCACGGCATGATGAAGTAGAAGTCGAACTTGGAGCCCTTGGCTTCGCCCCAGCCCATGTTGTAGGACGGGATGGCGGCCGGGACGGTCATTATGTTCGCGTCCGGGGTCAGGAACTCTTCCACGGACACCCCGGCGATCTCTTTGAAGATCTGGCGGATGTCGCTTTGCTGGTAGCCCTGAGAGATCAGGTAGCTTTCCAGATAGCTGTAGGGGTACATCTTCACCTGCAGCAGTTGGCGGAGGTTCTTCTCAAGCTCCACGATCTCCTGTGGGGTGCCGCTGCCGGCGAAGGCGGTGCCCTCCATCATCTTTTCCATCATGTACGCGCCGCTGCCGCCGCCCTGTTTGTTAAAGCTGGTTTCCATGGTCATCTCCTGACTGATATTAGAACAGATCCGTTGCTGACGGTTCGAACACTGCTTCGTGATTAACCTTCACCACACCCTTAGCTGTCTCAAGGATGTAGTCTGCGGCCGCGATGGCGAGGATTTTGCCGCTGGTGATGGAACTGCCGCGGTCAAAGCCCACAACGTCGCCTAACGCGAAGGGGACGGGCGGGCGGCCCAGCATAGCATTGGCGACCATCACCTTGCGGCGGCGGATAGCTTTGGCTTCGATGTCCAGTTCCCACGGTCCTTGGCCTTTCGTGGCGTCGTACTCTTGGTTCTTCATGATAAGTCCGGCGTCCATGCGCAGGCTGGCGCGCTGGCGGGCAGGTATTTCTTTCTCAGGCCCGCGGCCGGGCCGCTCTTCCTTCCTGATGTCCTGCTCATCCCTGTGTAGCTTGGCCAGTATTGCCACTACGTCTGCGCGCTCAAGCAGGTCGGGATGTTGCTGCATGAGGTCTGTCGCCGGGCCGCGCCAGTTGTCGGGGTCTGCCGCAGTAGCCTGTTTGAGTTCCGCAAAATACTTCTTCAGGCTCTCGTGCAGCATGAGGTCCTCGGGTTCGTTGGACTCCGGAGTCATAATAAGCTGCATCTCGCGAATGAACTGGTTAATGCCGGGGATTGCGGCGGTGGGGATGTCGGCGGTGTCGGTGAACTCCTGCCGGCGCTGCTGCTTGGAGACGGCCCTAGCGTCGTCCTCCGCGGAAACTTTAGCTGCGGCGGCCTGAGCATCCTCCAGCTTCTTACGGGTGGCGGGGCTGAGAGAATTAAGATCCACATCTCCGTTTATGCCTTTCTGCCGTGCCTCCTCCGCCTGGGCATCATCCTGCTTTTTCTCTCTCATCTCGGCCCGGCCGGCGTGCTCTATGGAGCGGCGGGTTATTTCGTCATCGATGTTGGCCTGGGTCTGCATCAGTATATCGTTGAGTTTCTGGTTAAAGGATTCGGAACGCTGCTCTTCGGAGAAGTAGCCGGAATTAACCATCATCTCCCGGGCCTGCTCCACAGCAACGGCCTCGTCGGCGCTGGCTTTGAACATCCATGACGCATGTTTGGATCCCTCATCGCCTTGACCGGCAGACATGTCGGTAACTTCAGGCTTGGCTTCCTCGGCGGCAGCGGCGGGAACGGCAGCCTGCTCGGTAGCAGGCATAGCCTCGGCCGGGGCCGTAGGGTACAGCAGGTTCCACACCTTGTCTATGCTGAAATCCCCCTTGGTGGGGAACATGGAGGCAGGAACTTCGTTGTTCCTGATGGGCAGCAGAAGGCTGCCTAATCCCTGTTTGTCGTGCGGGATGTCCGCAGCGGTAGCCGGCAGCCGGTTGGTCACCAGCGCCTCACCCTCAACCTCGTCAGCTATCTTCTCGAGCTGCTGTTTGACCAGCAGCATGGACTTGTTGGGGTCGCCCTCAGGGAGAAGGGCGTTGTAGTCGATAATGGTGTCCGCCAAGTTCTTGAAGAAGCCTTCGGTGAGCACGGCTATGTCTTTTTGGTGGAGGGGATCTGCTCCGGCTGCGGCCGCTTGGGTCAAGTCCCGGGCATAATCGCTTGAGGAGAAGGATGTGCTGTCAAGTATGTAGCTGTTCTTTAACATAGAAATCGTGCCTCCGGTCTGGTCTTACTTATATAGTATTTTATACATTAAAATTAAATGCGGCCGCGATCTTGCGGAAAAGGGCGCGGATGCCCCACTTGTCATCTGCTGGCTCAGGGATGGGGGCTGGAACCGGCGCAGGCACCGGGCGGACCACCGGCACCATGGCGACCTTCTTGAGGGTCATGTTGACGTGCCAGGCGCCTTCCCGGGCGGTTGCAGGAGCTGACATGGTGTCGTAGCCTTCGTTGGCGCAGCCGCCGCGAGCGTTGTACGTCTCGGCCTCTCCGGTCGAGCTGCCTGTTCCGGGCAGGGAGGTTTTGTAGTCCTCTTTCATGCCCTGATTGGTCTCATGTGAGAGATGTGGCTCTTTCAGGCCCGGCAGGCGGCCCATAAAGTCCAATTTGATAGGTTTTTTTGTGATTTCCATAGTGCCTCAATTTGACCAAGGATCCTGCATGGTGAGGTTTTCCTCAATGGTCTCGACTTCGCCCCAACCATCATCCTCTCCTGTAGCCTTGTGCTTCAGGAGCCACACCTTCGTGGCGCCCACGATCGTGTCCACGTAGTCTTTGCTGCCGGTGGACGGGTGGTCTATCCTGTTGCCAATGCTGATGAGCTGCTTCGTCTCAACTATCTGCGGTGCAAAGGGGAGGAGCTTGTACCGCTTAGTGTAAATCATTTCCTTGAACGTCTTGTAGTCAGACACGTCGAGGTTATATTCGAACGACGGGATGGCAGCAGCGTTAAGTTCCTCTTGCAGTGAGGCGCTTTGCCACTGGTCAAACCATACGCCCATGATGCTGAAGTGTTTACTCAGGTCTTCGATGAACTCCCGGATGTTGGTGAAAGAAACCATGTACTTGTTCTTGCGATCCGGAACCCAACCGGTGATTAAATCCTGGACAAAGATGGGTGTGGTGCCTACCATCTCGCGGTGGTACATCCCGAGCGCAGCGCTGTCTATCTTGCGGCCCAAGTCGATGGTGATAATGTGGTCGTGATGCCGGGATATGCGCGGCGAGTAGCTCAGTATCCGTTTGCACACCTTGGCGTCCTTGATGTAGTCCTCTATCTCCACCACTGACTTGTGGCCTGGCGTGATGCAGTCTGTGACTTTCTCAGGGTACTCGAGGAATCCGTGCTCGGACTCGGGCGGATCCGCCATGAGCATCATCTTGGCGTCTGTCGGATTCTTGTCGAAGTCGTCCTTGAACTCCAGAGGCACCTTGATTATCCGGGGGACTTTGGTCAGGACTCCGTCCACGTACTCGTCGTCGTATCCGTCAATGAAATCGAACCACTGGCCGCTGAACAGGTGGAGCGGCTTCACTTCCCACGTGGCTGCGCGGTCGGTGTACACGTGCAGATTTTTCAGGTTGTCCCGGTACATCTGCATGGTGAAGTCTTCGATCTCGCGCGGGTAAGAGATGATGAACCCTTTGCCGCGGAGACCGAACCGGGTGGTGCTAGACGATTTGATGTTGCGGAAAATCTTAGCAGCGTTGCGGGACTTGTTGGCGGCCTGGAAGGCCGACGCCTCGTCGAGAACGTACACGAGCGTGTTGAAACCTTCGGCGCTCTCGTTGTCGCTGTTCTTGGACATCAGCCGGATAAGCTTTGGGAAAATGATGCCGTCTTTCGTGATCATCACGAACGCTTCGCCCGGGTTGGGCTTTATCTGGCTGATAAACGCACCAGAGTTCCGGATCGGGTACTTATCCTTGAGCCAGCGCCAGCGCAGCACGCGTTGCCGGAGCTTCTCGAAGAAAACTTCGTTAGCCTTGGCGCCTGACGGGGCCACGTTGACGCAGTCCAGGTATTCACCTTCGGGCTGCTTGAAGTAAAATTGAGGGGACTTCATGCACAAGCACAGGTAGCAGACGTAGCACAGGATTAGCACGCACAGGGTGTCTTTGCCTGACCCTTTGCCCCACGCGAGCACGGCGAGGGAGTTGCCGTTGCTGAACGCAGTCTGAGGGTCGTCACCGATCATGAAGTCGAAAACCATATACTGACGCTCCGACAGCGGAGGGAAGTCCATATGGTTCTTAGATTCGACAAATTCACGGAAGCCAACCGGCTCCTCGACGAACTCTACGTCCTTGTCTTGCTGGATCAGCTGCGTCGTGACAAAATTAATGGCGGAGTCCAACATCACGTCGTGAATATGCTGCGAGATGCTGAATCGCTTAGCCTTAATCACGGATATTTTCGGGTTGATCATAGCACCCGCACCGTGTTGTTGAGGATGTAATTGTCGCCCTCATCCAGGACGATGTCGTAGATGACCTGCAGGTCGAAGGGCACTATGTCCCGGACCGCAGAAAAGGTGATTACATGGTCCGATATTATCCCTGCGTTCGGGTAATACGGGTTGTTGGACACGTCGGCGATGGGCGCCACAGCAATAGGGAAGCGAGACTGCAGCTCGTTCAGTTTGACCCGCACCAAGCTGGCCAGAGGCACTGAAGAAAAGGGGTATGGCAGCGGGTTGGCAAGGAATTTATGATGCGGGAGCGATATGCTGTTGTACGTGTTTGTGCACACGCGCTGCACCATGCAGAGTGGGAGCTTAACGACGTGGCAACGGTATGGCCGCACGTACCGGGTGGTCCAGTCTATGCCTTTAACCATACAGGCTTCCCCGCATCCGAATGCGGGAGATAGGTCGCTATAGCTCTTCAGTATCTTCATTTTTTAAAGCTGGTAAGCTTGCTCAGCAGTACCCGCTGGAAGTCGGCCATTTTGTTGGGCGCTATCGCCAATACGGTCTCTTTCACAGCGTCCATGATGATTTGGTTCTCCATCCGGGCTTGCTTCGCTACGATCTCACGCAGGTCATCTGCAGCCTTGGCGTGCTGATTGATGGAGTCCACGAGATTGCGGATTTCTCCTACGTATTTCACGATCGACGCCTCCACGTTCTTGTTGGAGTCCTGCGTCGGGGATGTAGCCTCGAGCTCGGTGATGCGGTTGAGGCACGCGCGCACAAGGTTCTGCAGCAGCGCGCCCTGGGGGCCGGCATCTATCTTCAGGATGTCGTCCATCTGCTCGAATATGAGGCTGAAGTCCTTCTTGGTCACTGTCTGCGGCCGGAAGGCCTCTACAATGGAGTTGGCGGTGCGCTTCAGGATGTTGGGGCGCTGTGGTATGCGGTCCGACGGTATTTCCGACAGGCTGGTGAGGTAGTCGTACAGCTCGTTGAGCTGATAGTTCTTGGTGTAAACGGCGTATGCCTCGGCGCCCTTACCTAAGGTTTCAAGCATCTCGATGATGGTGATGTTCTTGTCTTTGAAGCGTGAAATATCTATTTCGGCCATGGTGGTTTTAAGCGTATTCTCCGCTGGTTTTTGCCTGCACGATAGCATTGGCGATGTCCGAGGCGATCTTATCCAGGTTCTCGTCCCAGTAAGCCACCTCGTCAGGATCTGCGATAAGCGCGCGATCGTTGGCGTACTCAGTTACCCGGGGCAGGGCGATAGCCTTTATCTCCGCGGGGTCCACTGACTCCCCTATCCCGGAAACTACGCCGTCGGACAGCTCAGAAATGAACTCAGCGATGGGTGTGCCGCTGTATGCGCTCTTGAGATTACCCAGTACCCCACCGTACATCACGGCCGGATCCGATTTCTCAGGGGCGTCAGCAAGGGTTTGCTCGATGTCGCCGGCGCCCTCGTCTCCCCCGCTCTGGATAGCCTGATTGGTGGAGATGGTGTAGCTGCTCCACTGCCGCTTCCACACAGGAGGTAGACCAAGCTCGTCGGCCTGCTCTTGCACTACCTTGAAAAGGGTGTTGTGCACCGCGGTAAACAGCTCAAGGCGCACTTTTGCGGCTGCATCTTTCCGTTTGGCTTGCTCTTCCTCAGCAGGAGAAGCATACGGGGTTTTGCGGACCCTGTCGTCCATACTGGGGACCAACTTGTTTGGGGCTCTGACAATGTTTCGAGCAAAGTCCTCAGAGCTGAGAACAGATGTTATCCTGGCGCGGTATTCAGGGTACACACTCTCCCGCATCTTGGCTTTCAGCTCGAGGGATGTGGCGTTTTGGGTGAGGGCGGCAACAGCAGAATCGTACAGGCGATCTACATATCCCCATTTTTCCAACTGTTTGGTTATCCCGTCCACAAAACGGGCGCGCTCAGCCGGGTCTTCGGTACCAATGAAATGGCTGTAGTAGTTTACGAGCTCATCCGTCTCCTGGACGCCAAGCCGAGTTTGGCCCACCATGCGCCGGCCGCGCTGCCGCGGCTCACCTTTAGGTAGAGTTTTGGCCCAGTTCACCGATGATTTATACATATAGTCTCCCATCATTACTATAATGTTTTATACTTAATTTTTAATGAACTTGCCTTTATATTTGTGCAGGAACTTAACCATCGTGGGATATTTTCCTGTCTTTTCCAGCCGGGTAACCATAAGCCGGAAGGTTATGGACACGTCCGGGTTGCTGACCTTCTCCACCCGGGCAATGTCGTAGAAGCTGTTGCCGGCCATGGCCAGCTGCAGCAAAGAAAACTGCCGATCCGTGAGGTCCGGCCGGCAGCTCATGTACTCACACAGCATGGCTTCGCTTTGCAGGAAATTGTAGAGGGTGAGGATCTTCACGCGGATGCTCTTGAAGCTGTCGGACAGGTGGGGCTGGGCGATGCAGAACAGGATGCTGAGCTCCCGCTGTTTGTGTTTGCCTTCCTGCTTGACCTTAAGCGCCTCCAAGATCATGAGATCCCGGTCGGTGAAATAGTACTTGCAGATGAGCTTCATCCACTCCGCCAAGTCGCCAGGCTCGAGCCGGTCGGCCTCTTTTATCACCTCTTCGAAGGTGTAATGTACGTTCTTCCCGATCATCACATTGGCTCGAGTATTAAATAATTCTTGCGGTTCACAATCACCAACAGATCTTTCTTTAAGCATGTGGCCTCCACTTTAATGTCCCGGCGCGTAACCGATGTAACCTTGCCCACCACGCCAGTATACGGGCCCACAGAGATGCGCACCTTGCGGCCGACACGAATGCCGGCATCGTAGGTCGGCGATACGCCATCGCAGCCGGACTTCACCATCTTCTCCAGCTCGAAGTACGTCATGGTGTGGTATTTTCCGAGCATGCCGCGGAGGAAATAGAAACCCAGACCCGATTTGCGGATCTCATCCTCGACGTTAGTTATTTGTTGGGGGGTGCTGATGCCTACGAAAATGTAACCGGGGAAAACTGGCTCGTTAATAGCTTTGCAGTCGTCCCCGGATTTGGCTAGAACTCGCGCGCTTGGGATCCACGCGGTCGTGCCTTTTAAAATTTTATAAGTTTGTGTTTGGTATTTTTGCGTCTGGTATTGGCGGGAATTAACCCAAAGAATATACCACTTCAAAGATCGATCAATGACTTTGAGTTGGTACCGTTTAGGGATTGGAAACATGTCTCCAAGAACTTCTGCTTGCCATGTTTCATCACATACTCATCTGGATCAAGCTCAACAAGATCCACAGTTACAGGCAGAATACCTCCTTGTCTTAAAGTGTCTGATGCCTTCGCTGCTGCTACCCTTCCTGCGTCGTCCGGATCATAGCACACAAGCACACACTTACAGAACCGCCGAAGCAAGCACATGTGATCCCATGATAGATGCGTCCCTAATGTACAAACCACATTGCCGATGCCTACATCGTAAAGCTTGAGGAAGTCGAATATCCCCTCTACGACTATAGCATATTCCTGTTCTGCAATGCAAGCATGTGTTTCAGTGAGCCCATACAGGAGCTCGGCCGGAAAGATCCGCTCCGTGGTGTCGTAGAAGAACTTGAGGCCCGGGCTGCGGAAGCAGAGGCCCTTGAAGAAGCCATGGAGATCATGCAGCGGGTAGATTAGGCGCTCACCTGGCCCGAAGTCTTTAACCTTGTGCAGCCACAGCGGGCTGGAGGGCCCGTAGACGTCACCGTCCTTGTAGTAGCAGATGCCGAATTTGTCGAGGGTGGGCCGGCTGATGGCTTTCTCCTCAAGGAGAGTGATAAGGGATTTTTGGCTCATTTTAGCTCCACCATCTCGCCGAGGCTCGGGCCGCGCTTGATACCAACAGGGGTAGGCACGCAGAGTGGCTCCGTGGTCTCCAGCAGGACCTTTATCTTAGGCCACAGCTCGAGATGGTTCGTCTCAGACATCTCCAACACCACGGCGTCGTGGATCTGGAAGCAGAAGGTGTAGTCGTTCACATCCGGCGGATAGGTCTGCAGCATGTTGATGAGCGCCAAGTTGGTGATGTCGGCGCCGTGCGACTGGATGGGGCTATTTACTGCACAGCGGGCGCAGGACGAGGCAATAGAGTTGATCGGATGGTCTATGCCATCCAGATGCCGGATGCGCCCCAGAGGCGTGTAGACGCATTTAAACTCACGCGCGTAGGCTTTGACGTCCTCTATCCACTGGGCGACGCCCGGGTAGCCGCGGAAGAAGTTGTCGTACAGCTTCTTGGCGTCGTTTTTGGACATCCCTTTGTCCTCGGCGAGGGTTTTCCAGCTCATACCGTAGATAATACCGAAGGACACACTCTTGGAGTTGGAGCGCTGATCATCGGTGACCTGCTCTGGCGGTATGCCGTACACAGTGGAGGCCATTACGCGGTGAATGTCGAGGCCAGAATTGAGGTCGGCCAGCAGTTTCTTATCCTGCGACAGGTGGGCCAGCACGCGGACCTCGATCTGTGAGAAGTCGAACTCGTAGTAGATGTAGCCGGGCCGGGCGGTGAACGCCTTTTTGATGTCTTTGTTCTTCCTCGGCAGGTTCTGGAGGTTGGGCTTAGCTGACGCCGTGCGGCTGGTGTTCTGCACGCCGACCTTGTAGTCCGTGTGGATGCGATTGTCGGCCTCTGACAGCCTCAGCAGCGGGATAACAAAGGTTTTCAGCAGGGTGGACGTGGCCCGGTAGTCTAGCAGCATGTCGATGACCGGGTGCTTCAGTTTGAGCTTCTTCAGGGTATCCTTGTCAGTGGACTCCTGTGTCTTGGTGAGGCGGATTACCGGCAGTTTCAGGTGTGTGAACAGTATTTCGGCCAGCTGCTCGTCCGAAGTGATGTCGAAGGTTTTACCCACAGAGGCGTGGATCGTCAGGGTAAGCTGCGCGATCTTATCTTCATACTCTTTTTGCACCCGCATGAGGTGCGCACGGTCAGCGTACACGCCGGCGTACTCCAGTTCCATGAAAATGGTGTTGACCTGCATGTAGAGACTATACAGCAGGAACTCCAGGTTCTGCTCTTTGAGCATGGGAGCCTGAGTCATGAAGATGCGGAAGGTGCAATCCACGTCGCCACAGACGTAAACCTTCAGGATGCTGCGCGGGATCTTGGAGTAGTCGTGCCCGCACTTGAGCTGCGCCTTTATCCTCTCGAGCGCGTCGTCGTAGCCGCCCATATCTGTGTAGACCCAAGCCAGATTCTTCAGCTTTTTAGACATCTGCGTCTCGTCGATAATGTTGGAGGAGATCAGCGTGTCGAGGAAGAAGAAGCCGGCCGTGATGCCGACATCATACCGCAGGATCTTGAGGTCGTATTTACCATTATGGAGGATAAGCTTCTTGTTTGTCAGGTACTTATTCCATTTGTCGATAAGCGGCTTGCGGCGCTCTTCCGGCCAATGATTGGTGTTGCCATCGTCGAGCCAAGGGAAGTACGCAGCCTTGCCTGGGGCCCAGCAAACGGCCCAGCAGACCGTCTTGGTGTGCATGAAGTCAGGACCGCCGTCCGTCTCGATGTCGAGGGAGAGATATTCATAGCTCTTGGTCATCTCAATGAACGTGTCGAGCTTCTCTTCGGTCTCCAGATAGATGTAATCGGTGGGTATTTTAGGGGCCACGCCGTGCACGGCCGCTTTGTGTCCGCGCTTGATGTTGCGCACTATCTGCGTCTCGTGGTTGGAGTCGGCGTAGATGGCGTCGATGTTGTAGATGGGCATGAAAAGGATGCCCGGGTACTGCTCGAGAGTTACAAGGCCGCCCTGGAGCAGGGTGAGGTTTGCCTTGCGGTCGCCCATGAAATGCTTGAGGACGTCCGGCCCCTCGAGAATGACCAGTTTAGGAGCTATGGAGCGTATTTCCTTGTTGAGGTAGTTGAAGCACGCCTTGGCCTCCTTGGCCTTGGGTTTTGGCACCTTGTCGGCGTAGCACTTCACCATGTAGGTGATGTAGACCTGCCGGCGGTCCATCTCAGCTTTCTTCAGGATCCGGTCCAGCAGGATACCGCGTTCCCCAAGATACGGGCGGCCGAACGTGTCGTCGTCCGAGGCCGGCTGGGGCCCGATCCACATCATGGTGGGGGCGTAGTCTCCGGCGCCCATAACGATGTTGCGCCGGGCAGCGTACCGGCCGCACAGGTTACACTTGGGATCAACTATCGCCGCGATCTTAGCCTTGTCGGCTTCGCGGGTAATAGCAAAATCATGAACTAACGGTAAGTCTAATTGGAGATCATTTTGCATGCACTTTTCATCCAGCTCTCTAAGAGCACAGTCCAGTCACGATCACATATAGCATGTTGGGTATTCCACGGCTGAGGGATGAGCCACCCCATCCCACCTGCAGCGCAAAATTGGTCAATATTATCGTCACGGTCGTCGAGAAGAATGGCGTTGGGATTAGCTAAGAGCCGCTTGTGTGCAGTCATCAGGATGACCTTGTCCATGTACTGCGGGAGGCACCTTTCAATCCAGCGCAGCTTCCCAAGCCAGGCTACCGGGTCTTTCATCGGGTAGGACGTGAGGTATACCTCGTCGGAGTAGCTCTCCACGATCTCGAGCACGTCGCTGCCGCGGCGGTCCCACTTCAGATCCTCCCAAAAACGAATCGTGTGACACTCCTTGATCAAGGAGTCCATGGTGTGGCGCCCATTGGTGGCTGCCACAGCCTCAGGGAACATCTCATAGTTACCGCGTTTGTAAGGGTAGTTGGCGATGTCGTACGGCAGGCCCAGCGCGCTCTGCAGGCCACCGACGAAGTCCACGAGGACCCCATCCATGTCGAGAAAAACTATAGGTTTATCGCTCATTGTCCCTTTCGTTTTCTGTACTTAAGGATTTCCCAAACCTGCTTTTTCCATGTATTAATGGTCTTGCTTTTTGTGTCACTGACCATAAACTCGGCGCTGACAATATTATAACATTTGCGACTACCTTTATGCAACACATGTTTAACCACCATCAGCGGGGCGAAGTCCTTCTGCTTGCGCAGAATAGCAATATCATGGGCGTCCGTGACCCGGACTACATACCCCTCGAGGTGGCGGCGAAACTGGACAATACGCATGCGTATCCTTTACAGCTGAACTGTGAGCGACGCCGAGAGGTCCACCATAAACGAGCAGTTGTTCGTCGTAGGTTTGGACCCGATCATGTGCAATATAGGGCAGCGTGTGCTGGTGGGCGGATACACTTCGCGTTCCGCGTAGTCCACCTTACCCATGATTACGCCCTGGCGGAAGGATCCGGCGTTGATCAGGAATCCCTCCCGCACCCGGACTTCCGGGGGCCGCTCCTTGGTGTCGTAATAGCGCTGGAACGGTATGAATTTAGGCTTGTGGCTATGCCCGCGAATAAAGACGTCCACAGCTCGCCACTGGTTGGACACCTTCTGCAGCTCGTTGATGTCGCTGGCTTCAGTTACGCCGCTGCCTTTGCCATGGTGGATATGAATCTTGACGGTGGCGCTGCCGGCAGTCTTGTATTTGAAGTTGAGGCGCAGCAGAGCCTGGCCGGATCCGAGGTATGGAATTTTGTTCTTGGCGCAGATGTACTGAACCGAGGTCAGCCCGTTAGCGTAAACACGGTAGTGGTCCCCGTCGAGGAATCCCAGCGTACGGGAGGGCTTCATCAGCTTGTTTAACCGCGGGATGACGAAGTTGTCCATCCACGTGAGGTGCTGTATGTCCTCCTGCTCAAGCGCTTCCTGCCGGTCGTTGAACATGGCGCGGCGCAGGAGCCGGGTCGTGGGGCGGTCGTCGTCCGTGAGATCTCCCGGGCAGATGAAGTAGGCATACTTATCCTTCCTCACAATGTCAGATAGTGCGTCGAAGCTCCTCTCTAAGAACGCCGGGGATCCGATGTGTAGGTCTCCGATGCAGTAGAGGTTCATCATCGGGCCGGTCTTGTTTACACCAAAGTCAAAGTCCTTGATCAGCATAAAGCTCCTGTAATCCTAGCAGTAGCTGGTTCAGGCAGCCGGAATGTAGTTGCCCTCAAGATCTCGAGATAGCACTAGGGCGTTCTCAAATGAGGACTTCAACTCCGGTAGATGTGATACCAGTAGTATCTGTTCGAACTCAGGTTCAATTCTTTTCAGTAGTTCCACGAAAGCCAGCAACCCCGCATCGTCCAAGTCCGCTATTTCGTCAATAATCAGCAGCCCTAACTTCTGGCCGGATTTGAGATACAGCAATTTGGCTAACGCGAGCCGGATGGCTAAGTAGATGCGGACGGTCTCTCCGCCGGAGTAGAGGGATATGTCCCGCTCCCCGTTAATGTCCGCCACCATGATCGCTAAAGTCTCTGAGGTCTTCGCAGTAGTGGCGTTGGTTTTTATGGTCTGGAAGGTGACGTGGATCTTCCCATCGGACAGGAGCTCCATGTACTGGTCCAGGTACTGCTGCAGCTCCGTCAGGCAGTTCTCCAGGACGAGGGTTGGAATACCTGTAGGGCCGAAGGCTTTCACCAGTTCAAGGTGAACGTTTCGTTTTAGCGCGGCGGATTTGACACCCGCTTCTTTAAGCGGCAATTCCTCAGTCTTCTTGGCGTGCTGCTCCAGCTGATAAACAGCAAGGCTGCGGCGGTGACGCAGAGCATCTAGCTCCGGGTGCATCCCCACAATGATTCTGTCCAGCTGATACTTTCGATCTTGAAGTTTAGATTTCTTCATGAGAACATCGCCGACGTCAGGCATGCTGCCCCGCTTGCTTATCACTTCCGTCTTAGCCTTAACTATGTTGCTCACCAGCTCGGCCGCGTCCGTGATATGCCCTGCAGTTTCAAGCTCTCGCTCTTCCTTCAGGCTTTTAAGGTGCGCTACGTTGGCTACGTAGTTTTCCTTCGCACGCGCCTCCGCAGATAACTTCCGTGTCAGTTCCGGAATGGTATTCAAGATAGCCGTGATTCTGGCCAGTTCCCCTCGTATATTTAGGAGATTTATACTTAAATTGTTAATGGTCTGCTTCCGCTCAGCACACAAGAAGCCGGCAGCCTCTACCTTAGCCTGCAGCTCGCCGCGGTGCTTGCCGAGGTGTTCCTCGGTCATGTTGGTGCCGCAGAGGGGGCACTTATCTTTAGGTAGATCGTCTACTTGCCCCTTATATTCCCATATGGTTTTCTCAGCCTGGTCAGCCTCAGCTTTAGCGGTAGCCATCTGCTGGACGATATCGTCCTGCTGCTTCTTCAGGTCCTCGAGCGCCGGGCGGGTCAGCTCAGCATTCTGGATCTGTATGTTCAGAACTGTGGCGACCTTATCGTCGGGGGCCACAGCGGTGTCGGCCTCGTACTGCTCGATGGTGGCGTCGTACCGGGCCAGCTTATTCTCCCAGCGCGCGGTGGTGTCCGAGTGGTGAGCTATGAGGCTGTTAAGTGCCCGCTCGTCCCGCTGCAGCTCCACAGAGAGCCGGTCGTAATCGGCGCAGGACTGATTGAGCTGCGAGATCTCTACCGCGGCGGCCGTGGCCTCCGTATTCAGCTGCGCAATGGCAGCTTCCTTGCTGACTATCTCTGCGGCGAGGGCATCGATGTCGGCTTGGGTAACCGTAAACGTGAGCAGCTCAGCGCGCAGGCGCTCGAGGGTGTCGTTAACCAAGGACAGCTCCACCTCGGATGTGGCACTAAGCTGCCGGGCCTTCTTCTCCAGCTCGAGGTAGGAGTTCATGCCGAAGATCTCAGTGAGAATATCCTTGCGCACCGACGGGAGTTTGTCCACGAAGGCGGAGAGGTTGCGCTGGGCGGAGTAAATGGTGTTCTGCCACACAACTTCCGGCATGCCCAGGAACTCTTCCACGGACACCGACATAGGCTGATCGTCGGTAATGTTGGTAAAAACGGTTTTCTGTGCGGATCCGAACTTCTTTTTGCGGACAACCTTGTACTGCTTGCCGGCGTGGCTGAAGCGCAGCTCGGTCTTATATCCGTCCTCGGCCGGCACCCCGCCCACCTGGTGGATCATGCCGTCGAGATTCTTGCTTACGGAGGTTCCGTACAGGCTGTAGTTGATGCCGGCGATCAGGCTGGACTTGCCGGTGCCGTTGCTGTGTGCCATGTCTGCCTCTATGCTGCCGAGGATGGCCACGATGCCTGAATACTGGGACAGGTCCACCTCGAACGAGGCCCAGCCCATGAAATTAGAGAGAGACAGGTTTTCAAGCTTCATTCAGGATCTCCATGCCGGCGCTTTGCACGGCTGCGTTCATGTCTTTATCTGTGTACACCTGCTTATCGAGCCATAGCTTGAAGGCAGACTGCGCGGTCAGATGGCCAGTGAACTGGGTGTCCCGGGCCACCGTGTCGTCGGTGCTGTCGAAGCTGATTTTCGTGATCTTGTAAGGGAGGCAGGCCTTTATCTGCGAAATTACCGCGTGCCGGTTAATGAGGTTCAGGTCCTGCTTATGCCCTGTCACCACCAGTTTCATCACGGAGTCCTTAACGAGGTCCTGCACGGCCTTGATGATAGCTATCAGGATCTCGGTGCGGTCTCCGGACTCGATGGGCGCCCTGATGGCTTCACCCACGCCGCTGAACCAGAACTCGTTCTTGTTGAGGTCCATGGTTATCTGGAAGAACTTGCGTACAGGAAGAGGTACGAAGCTGTAATGCGGGTTGTCGCCGAACTCGTACACCACGAAACCCTTCAGGTCGTCGATCTCGTTGAAGGTAATGCGCTCCGGGGAGCTGATATAGGCCACCAGCGGATCCTGCTGCACAACCTTATGGCCGTGAATGTCGCCCATAAGCATAGGGCACTTCAGCAGTCCCTTGGTGTCCGCCAGGCTCACGCCGCGGGGGTCTGTGGCCTCACCCTTGCCCTCTATGGCGTCAAACATGAGCGTGTGGGACAAAGCCAAGTCGGCCTCGCCAGTGGGCTCCAGGGCCGCTTTAAACGCCTCGATGTACGTCCGGCCTTTCAGATAGGCTTTGGACAGGTGCGGGATGACGTATATCTTCTTGCCGCCGATGGTCAGCATCTTAGGCTCGCGGTAGACCAAGGTTATCTGCTTGTTGCCTACGTCCACGAACTCGCTGAGCGCGTGCTGCAGGAAGGTCTGCTCCTTCTCGTTGACGTCATGGTTGCCCAGCACAAGGGTCACGTTGATGTCGCAGAGGATGAGCCGGGCCAGGATCTTGTGGAACTCCTGCCTCTCTGCAGACGGCTTCCAGTTGCGGTACATATCCCCGACTATGATAAAGTCCTTGATTTGGTTCTTTATCGCGTAGTCCACCATGTAATTGGCGGAGGCTACGAAGTCTTCCAGTCGGTTGTTGCAATCGAAATGCCAGTCTGCAGTGAGGAGGATTTTCATTTTTTTCTCTTAGGCTTTATGTCGGTGACTACGTCAGCGTCCATGCCCTCAGTTTTGATGCTGGACACCGGAACACCCTTGAGCTCGCAGATCTTGTTGGTCACAGCTAAGCGGATGTCCGCGTAGGTGTCCGGATTGGCTACCAAGGTCTCTATGAGCTTGTCGTACCCGATGCAGATGCCGTCACCCTTGTACGTGTAGGTGGTTCCGTCTTTGGCGAGTATGCCGGCCGCCAGCGCCGCGTCCACAGTGTCGGCGACCAAGCTGAAGCCCTTGCCGAAGATCAGCTGGAAGTCGGTGGAGAGGTATTGCTGGCTGGTTTTGCTCTTCTCCACGTACACCTTGATCAGGTGGCCGTAGATGGTGTCGTCGTTTTTCTTCTTGAGCTTTTCCTTCTTGGACACCTTGAAGCGCAGCGAGGCGTAGAACTTCAGCGCCATGCCGGCCGGGGTGGTTTCCGGGTTGCCGTACACGATACCGACCTTGAGCCGGATCTGGTTGATGAATATGACCACAGCCTTGGAGTGAGCTATGATGGGGGTCAGCTTGCGCAGGGCCTGCGACATCATAGAAGCCTGCCGGCCTACGAACTGCTTGCCCACCTCACCCTGCACCTCAACGTCAGGCACCAGAGCGGCCACGCTGTCCACGATGATCATGTCCACCTTGCCCGTAGAAGACAGCTTCTCAACCACAGCAAGGCCTTCCTCACCGGTGGCAGGTTCCACGTATATGAGCGCCGCTACGTCCACGCCGAGCATGGTCGCGTATTCCGGGTCGAAGCAGTGTTCTGCATCAACGAGGGCTACGACGCCGCCGTTACGCTGGCATTCAGCAGCTGAGATGAGGGTGAGCGTGCTTTTGCCTGAGCTCTCCCAGCCGAATATCTCGATGATGCGGCCGCGGGGGTATCCGCCGCCCAGGATGTAGTCCAGCGACAGGAGCCCGGTAGGGATCTTAGCCAGCTTCATATCCTTCTGCGCGGCGCCGATGGCGGCCACCGCTATGCCCATCTTACCAAGCTCAGCCAGAGCTTCAGCAATGGTGGGCGGGGGTCCTGCTGGTTTCTTTTCGTCTTTTTCTTTTGACATGTTATTTGGATGTGCTCGTGCTTATGTTCCTGAACGGGTTGAGGATCTGAATGATCCACAGCAAGCAGACGCAATGCCACCACGGGATGTGGAGGTACTGAGGCTGCAGGAACGTGAAGTATATGGGTGCCATATAGTTCCAGAGGAAGTACATGATTGTGCCCGAGATCATGGCGAGGCAGGGGATAATAGCTATCGTCCCCAGTGCGGCGATTATGGCGAGTATTATTACTTGCATGGTTTACACTCCTGTCGTGTTGGTTTTCTTGGCGAACGGAAGGCCGGTGGGGCCCTCGACTACGGTATAGCCCTCAGGGAGGTCGGACGCGCCGTCCTCTTTGAAGCTGAACCACCGCATCTGCCCTCCGCGAGCGTTCTTCTTCTCGTGGAGAAAGTACGTCTTACCTTTGCTGTTTGTGAACTTGAATGCCATGTTGCCTCCTACGGCTTTACCGGTAACTGTCGCACGTCTACTATGTTGCAGAAATCCCCGTTCATCGCCAACTTGGCCTGGAGGGTCTTGTTGATGAAGAGCGCGGGGTTGAGTTTGTCCTCGATGGCTGACAGGGGTATGTTGCACACCCGCAGCCACGTGTACAGCGCTTTGCCGGGGATCAGCGTAGGCTCCACCAGTTGGCTCGCCGTGTATGCGTCACTCCTGCCGCCTTCCGTCACGTCCACGATGAACTTAAGGAAGTTGCGCTTCCCTGTGGGCTTCGTGATGGAAAAGTTTTGTACTCCGCGCACCGTTACAGTGCGCCACCCTATTGCGGTTGCGTTTGTCACATTATCCTCCACTTATCTGTGACCGGAAGGGTCAAGATAGAGCATGCTCTGGAACAGCTTGATCTTCTCGCGCAGCACGTCCACGGACTTGTCGAGGTTCCCGTGCACGAACATTACGGAGAGGTGGTATGCTTCGGCCAGCAGCTTGTCTTCGCTGGCGGCGCGCAGGTCCCGGCTGGATCCGGCAGCCATGTTGGCGGCCGCGGCCTCGCGCATATCGGACGACTTAAGGGAGGACACCGCGGTGGCCAGCATGGATGAGCTATGCATCAGCTCCTTGTTAAGCTTATTGGCATCAACCATGGTCCGGGCCAGGTGCAGGTTGTTGATCGAGTCGATCGCCAGCCGGCCGGCTTTGTTGAAGTTGTTCTGCACCTCGCAGATCTTCGAGTTTATTGTGTCCGGGGAAAGGTCCGTAATGTCCAGATCCACGAACAGGGTTTTCAGTAACGTCGTATTATCCGCGTACTCCTGTGCCGTCATCAGCGCTTTTTGCATGCTATTTAATCTCCTCTATCTCTTTTATTAGTCGCGAGTACATCGCGAAATCGATGAAGTCTTTGGATGAAATTTCAGCGTCTATGTCTTTCAGCTTCTGTGTATAAGGGTATGTATTACGACCCTTGTTATTATACCAAAACTTAGCCAGCAAGAGCAACAGTGCATCACGATAGTTTGTTGCCGGTTTTTTCAGCTTCATGTCCAGCAGCTCTACGATGCAGGTGCTCTTCTCCCAAAGGGTCTCAACGGTCTTGCGCGGCACCTTCTCCGCGAAGGCCACGAACTGAGATTTTGACCACCCACGCTTGCAGGCGAAGCAGAAGAACGTGTCATCCGGATAGATGAACATGTTGGGGCTGCCCTTGTCGCCGTGGAACAGACATAGCCCGCGGAGCTTACCGCCCACCGTGTTGAAGGTGAACCCGTAGTCCTGCGCAATATCGAGCAGGCCCCAGTTCCTATATTTTTTGACACGGGCTATGTCCATTTAGAACGGCAGCTCCTCGGCTGTTGCCGCCGCAGGGGCCGGCTCCATGACTGCTATCTCCTCGGCGCGTACCTCGTGCTCTTGCATCTTCATGCGCTCGAAGTTGGCTTTGATGGCGAAGCGGACCTTGGGACCGTCGCGGTGCTTTATCAGGCTGCCCTCCAGGTCTACCACCCCGGACGCCATGGCCTGCTGCTGGTCTATGGCCCGGAGAGACAGGATGATGTCGGCGTGGTTGGCGATGAACTGAGACAAGGCTATGTGCTGCACGCCGTAGGCGGTGCCCTTCTCTTTGATGCCCTCGCGGTTGATCTGTACGGCGGTGACCACCGGGATCTTCTTGACGCGGCCGATGCGGCGCAGCTCGGCGGCGATGATGCCGAACTTCTCATGGGTGTCCATCTTGCCCTTGGTGGTGAGGGTCATGATCTGCATGTAGTCCACCAGTATGATGTCGAAGGTGAGCGGCAGCAGGTCGTTTATCTTGGCCTCGATGAACTCAGGGCCGCAGTCGGTGGGCTTATCTACGACGTAAAAGATGTTTTCCCGGGTTTTCTGGGCGTCCAAGGCCTTGTGGAGGCGTATTTTCTCGTCGTCAGTGAGTGTTCCTTGCTTCAAAGCATTGTACGGCACCATAGCATCGAGGGCGTCAAAACGGCGCATATAGTCCGGCCGGTAGTTCTCGATGGTGATATATAGCACGTTTTTGCCTGCTTTCCAGGCGTTATAGGCCATATTGAGCAGCATGACCGACTTACCCTCGCTGGTAGCGGCCGCCACGATCATGATCTGGCCCGGGTACAGCCCGTTGGATGCTTTATCAAAGGTAGGGAAGCCGGTGGGCACGCCGGGGGTGTTGCAGGCGTTAGCGTAGGAGTCACGGCGCTCCTCTACAGATTCAGATACCGTGGCCTCGGAGCTGAGCTCGTCAATATCATGGGTGATATCAAAGAACTCCTTCTGCATGAAGGGCACGATGTCCTCCATGGCGTTGGCGCGGAACATCTCGGCCGAACGGGTCAGTGCGGCGCGGAGCTTCAGCTTCTTGAACTCCTGCTTGGCCGTGTTGATGAGGAACGCTATGGGCGCCGTAGAGTCAGTCAGAGAAACTTCGTCGTAGGCTGACAGTACTTTGGCGGTATTCTCCTCGTTAGCCCTGGAGGCGTCCAGCACCCGAACCAAGCTGTCACGTGACAGCACGTCGTTGTAGCTGCGGTAGTAGTCCGTTGCGATCTCGAAGAGGATTTTAAAACGATTCAGGTCATTGTCCGCTTCCTCGATAAAGATGGTGGGCTTCAGGCTCTTCTCCGTTACGATCTTGAAGTTGGCTTTGTTAGAGAACAGATGCTTCAGTATCTCTTTTTCAACTGCCATGTGGAGACTCCTTAATAATGTTGAATGCTGTCCATCCCGAAGCGAGCTTCAGTAGGATCCTGAATGGTGCAAGGGAACGCCTTCTGCAGCAGTTCGCGGTACTCCAGCATCTGCGGGTTGACGGTGATGACGTTGACGGAGGTCTTCAGTCGGCGGGCCAGCAGGAGCTTATGCGCGAACAAGGTCCACGACTCGAGCAGGTCGCCCTTGGCGTCCTTCATCACAGGCACGAGCTCGCGGAACTTGGCCATGATGGTCTCAAAGGGGGACAGGCGCTTCAGCTTCTTGCGGGCTGAAGTTATACGTTTTAAGGTTACAGGCTTGTTCTTCTTGCCCAGCTTTATAATCTTTTTCTTTTTCTTCGGCGGCATACGCCCTCCTATAATTTTATCGTGTCACGGAAGTTGGGTCCGGTGAACTGAACCCGCCTCGTGTGCTCTTTGATCATCGACGAGATTCTGGCCCCTGAAGGATTAACCAAGGCCATTTGCGTGAGGTTGTTGTGGCTGGTGAGGATGATGGGCATCAGATTGTTGCAGCGCGCCCTCACCACTTTGTCCAGCACCGAGTCCACATAAGCTATCTCGTCGCGGATGGGGCGGTAAGCGTAGCCCATGTCGTCGATAAGTAGGTACGTGGTGTTCTGCAGCATGTAAGCAAACTGGTCGCGGGCCCGGATGATATTATCCACGCAATCCGTCAGCGTGGTGAAATACGCCGAGTAACCGTGCCGCAGCGCTTCTATCAGCACGGCGCACCCGAGATACGTCTTAGCAGTACCCTCCCCGCCCCACAGATACAGGCCGGTGCCTGCCTTCCTATTCTTATGCATGGACTTGATATAGGAGGCAAGCTGCTCTTTCGGCTTCTCTGACTGGGGCGAGGTTATAACGTCCAAGGACGCTTTACGGTACTTCATGGGTATACAGGCGCGCACTTTACGCACCTCTACGTCATATTCGTGATAGCAATCACATCCGAAGTTCAAACCAGCGCACTTCGGGCAAGCATCGATTATTCTCCGCTTCTCGGCGGTAAGGTAATCCACATCATTATTGCTCCCAGGAAAGGTCATGTTTAAGTCCTCCGGTTCGGATCCCGCGGTACCAGTTTCTCACGCAGAGCGAACAGGTGTCCCTCAGCGCGGCCAGCGATGCAAGCGTTGCAGATCGTAAGGTCCAACCGTTTGGATACGTCTTGGCGCATGCACTTCGGCAGCTTCATGAACGCGCAGGGATTCTCCCCTATGTTGCCGCGGTCGTGCTGTGGGTCGTTGTTGTAATTTGGCTCACTCATCTATCTCACCTCCTGCTAGTTTTATATTGTACTTCTGAACAGCTTTGTATGTCTCCATGAACGCCTTGGTGGCGTCTCCGCCGGCTTCCACAGCAAGGTATTCCATGCCGAGCCGGGCGAGGCAGTACGCGTCGCATTCGTCATCCTCTTCGAAGCTGGTGCCGAACTTCTTGAATGCATGGAGCAGCATCACGTTCTTCTTGGCAGCTCCGGAGCCGGTCACGTATTTCTTCAGTGTGCCGGGGGCCACCACGATGAGGCGCTTGTCTTTGAGATGCACGCAGCGCTTGATGGTGCCGCCGCATTCACCCAGCCCGAACGCCTGCCCGTGGGCGGCGAAGGCGTAGCCCTCCATCACACACAGGTCGGCGCTGGGCGGGATCCACCGGTTCACAACCTCCTCGATGTACATGAGGCGGTGCACGCCGCGGACGGTGGGTTTTATCTTGGTGGTGGAGAAGCGCGGAGCTTCCGGAGCCATGATGGTCTTGTCATTGTGGATAATAGCCAGACCGGTGCCGGTGAGGGACTGGTCTATGCCCACCACCGTGTAGGCATTTATCATATGCCTTGTACCCCTACGATGGCCTTCTCCGCGGCAGCCAAGGCCTGCAGGTAAGTTATCTGCTCGAGGTCTTTAACCCCAGAGGCGAGGATCTGCTGCGCCAGGCGCTCACTCTCGTGTGTGGCAGTGGCGTCGTACCGCTTTGATCGGAAATCACAGAAGGTGATGGTGGCTGAGACCTCTAGCTGCTTAGCCAGTTCCTCCACAATGAGCATCTCGTTAAGGAAGCGGCAATCCCCGCAGGATACGCTTTTACCTGCCTGTATAGCGGCGGCGGCTGACTGTGCCCACGCATGTACCCAGTAGTCGGGGTCGCGTTTGCGCATAGCGTCGGTACCTACGCGCTGCAGAAGCCGGCGACCGGTCATGGCCTGCGGATAATCTTTGCAACACTGCTTGCTGAATACCAGCTGTGACTCTCTCTGCAAGGTTCCAGCTAAGGCGGCGTTTGGGTGCTGGAATCCGATGATGTACTCTTTAAACTCCTCATAGCGGGCCCGGATGGGGAAGCCGACAATATCCTCGCACATGTCGATGAGTGCATCCTTGAAGTCGATCTGCACCCAGTCGCCGGGGCAGGTCTTCGCCATGTTCTTGGCCTGAAAATCCTTGCCGCTGCCGATCACGCCCATCTTCACCGAAAGTTGTGGTGCTAACATTTAGGTTCCTCCTTGAAATGAGTGAAGTCCTGCTTGCAGTTAAGCTCCTGCATGCGGATGTCGTGCAGGAACACCGGCTCACCACCCAGCAGCTCAGGATTCTGGTATATGTTACCGAGCACCTCAAAGTCCTCCCAGTTGCACATCTGAGAAAAGCCTGAATCCTTCTTGATGCACATAAAGCCATCACGGGTCCACACCACCTGCGCGATCCACCCGGCCTCGTCAGTCAGCACGATGTCGCCGTCGTAGATGTCCTTGCCGTTATGGCTGATGATGCCCAGGGCCTCCATGATTACGACAGGCTGCCCTTCATTCTTCCACTTGAACACGTCGCCGGTGCGATCCTCGAATAGCATCTGCTTCGCACCCTCGTGCCACGCCCGATATTTATGTTCTCTCATTCTGCCTCCGTAACTATCGCGCCAGTAGTGGCGAGCATTTTTGCAATAGATATGGCGGAGTCTACCGCCACGCGGATGGACTTAGCGGAGTCGATAACCCCGTCTTCCATCATGTTGGATATGCACCCGTAGCGAACGTCGAACAAGCTGAGGGTGTCGTCGGTTGCACGCGCGGCCGGGCCCGCATCGCCCTTGTAGTTGGACATGAGCGCGCGGAAAGGCATCGCCATGCCGTCGTACAGCGGCGTAGGGATATTGGGCCGGGAGTGCAGGGCTGCGAAGCGGCGGAAGATCTGGTAGCCGCCGGCGATGTACCCTTCCTGCTGGGCGCCGCGGACCGTGTGCAAGGTGCTCTCCACGTTCTGGTAGCCGACCCGCTTTGCTTTGTCGGTGTAGCCGCCAACCCGCAGAACAGCAGCCTGGCCGCGGAGATTGCTCACCCGCTGCTTCACTTTGAGCTGATGCATAGGGCTTTTGAGCTTTTTTGCCCTGTTTTCGACGTCTTTTATGTACTTTTCGGGCACCGGAGAGGAGAAATAGACGGTGCAGTAGTCCTGCCCGACGACCACCCGGGGAGCCGTTCCGAGGTTCTCAGGGATGGCCACGGTGCCGAAAACGTTGCTTACGAGGCCTCCGCCGGTGATTTTGGCGATGTCAAGGAGGCTGTCATGCTGGTCGAAGGTAAATTCCGGGGTCTTCAGCACCATGACGTCGAGGGATCCTATATTAAGGTTGTGGAGCAGCAGGGTCAGGACGTCTTTGCTCATGCCGTTGGCGATGAGGATGAGAGGGGCCTGTTCTTTGTTCACGGCGATCATCAGCTCAAGCACGGAGTGGACGTCATTCAGCTGTATATCGCTGACCAGAATCCGAGGGTTCACAAACTCTTTGCGCTTGCCCTTCAAGAACTGGTAGGACAGCGGGTTGGTCTTGAAAGTGAATCCGTTGCGGTACTCCACGCGGAGCTCAGGCTGATCATCCTGCACGATGTCCACGTGAGCGAACTCCCCGATCTTGTGGCACATGCCTCCTATAATGCCGCCGATGGTGGCGTCCTTTGCGGCCGTGGTGGCTATAGCGCGGAGGATTACCTCCTCATTACCTGCCCACGTGGCCAGCTTGGTGCAATCCACCTCATGCTGTAGTTGTACCTGGAAATCGCGATTGATGACCTCAAGCCAGTCATATATCTCTCGAGGTTGGTAGCCGGCCACCAGCAGCGTGCGGGCCGCCCTGACGAGCCCCACAGTGAGGACAGCTACCAGCCCCACACCGGACCCCGCCTTGCTGTATACGTCGTTGGCGACGTCCTGGAGCAGCTGGATGGCTACGTGCTCGAAGGGATCCTCATGCTTGATATACGTGAGAAGGCCGGAGTATAGGCTCACAATTTTACCTCCAAAGAAAATGGTTCCCTTGTCCGGACCGCAGGACGCGAGAAGCAAAGGTGTGATTTTGTTAAGCCCGTCAGCTATTGGTATTATCGGGCTGTCGAGTAAGATTCTTTTCATACAGGTCAATGTCCTTGTTCATGTTATCGGCAATTTCCGATAAAGAACCAGACCACACATTATGCCGCGAGAACAACGTCGTCGAGTCCAGAACTACATCATAGCTTGGATCACGGGTCAGCTCATCTGTGCAGGAAGGGAATACAAGGCGTATCGCGCCCTCAAACCCCTTCCCCATTGTTTGCTGCCCGATCTGATCGCGAAGTATCCGCAAGATCCTCTCTCGGGCGCAAAGAAATTTTTCCACTGCTTTCAGGTCGTACATTACCGCTCACCGTGATATTAAAAGTCAAAGGAGGCATAGGTTAAAAAGACTGACATTGCGTACGGCATACCTACTCTCTCTAGTGTACCTGTGGCTGAGTTTAAGCTGTAGTGCTCTCTGTATGTTAACATGAAGTCAGCAGTATCTTGTGGTGCGACTGGACGACACAGCTCCAGTGGACGTATAACTCTGCTGCCAACTTCCCCCACTTTCAGGTACCGTTTTATTATATCAAATGCCGGAGCCAGTTGCAACTCCACATGCACTTTCAGGTTGTCGTCGTTGAGGTATACATAATCAGGATCTACGACGTTGTCCGTAGTGAAATTGAGCCGCACCATGAGTTGGCGCGTGGCGCGAGTGTAGGCACAGTCCGGAATTATGGCCCACTCCTCGAGGCGTGATATTAAGCCAGCAGATATGTCACTGAGCTTATCATGTGATGGAGTCATATCCCACGTGGCAGAGGTGTAGTCCTGTAGTGCGGTCAGCCACCCAGACAGTTTGGTGCGCAGAGCGGAGCGCTCATTAAGGGTATGAACATGACCAGCAAGGCGCCGATAGTAGTCCCAGTGCAGCAGCAGGTTACTCTGCGGAATCATGTTTCTTTCCCCGCTTCCTGGATTTAGGAGCTGACGGATCCGGCTGCGGCGTGTCGGAGACTACGATGTAATCCGGAAAAACCAGCAGGGTGTTGGGCGCGGACATGGCACAATTTACCACCTTGATCAAGCGCGCAGTCTCGTTCTGGTTAAGGACGTGGCGGGTGCTGTAGACGTAAAGCACGTCGGAGTTCAGCTTAACGGTGTCGAGCACCAGCGCACAGACAGCGCCGCTGGGCAGCGTATGTTTGGCTGCCAGTACCGCATCGAGCTGGGACTGTGTGGTCTTATCAGTGTCCGCTTTTGCGTTGGTGATGATTCCGCGTATGTGGTCCAGGTCTGCCCGCGTGAGCAGTAACTTTTTGTTGGCCACCTTTATTTTTATTACGGATAGCGAAATCATTAGGTTGCTCCTTGACCTGCAGCTTCTTAAGCAGCTTACCGCAAATTCCGAGCACCTTAAAATACTCGTCTACGATCACCTTCGCGGCGGTTCTATTCTTGCAGAGGGGGCACGTCTTACCGTAAAATCCTATGCGTGAATGGCCTCGTTGGCAGACTGTAAACTCTTCTTGCTTGGGGGACATAGTATCTCCTGTTCTATATCCCGCAATGGTACTGGTTTGGCTGATTCATGTCAAGCTGCGCTCACTTATATAAGGATTTATACTCCGTTTTTAATACTGCCCGGCGAAGCGGCGGAGCGCCGGCAGCACCGACTTGACCCCGCCGTAGAGGTGCCAGTCAGCAATGAATGCACGCACGTCTGATATGACCAGGCCGTAAAAGGTCTTGGAGGTCTTCCCGAAGTGAATCATAAGCACTGGGGACAGCTCCTCCGTCACCGTGGCCTCTTTGAGGTCGTCTACAAACAGGGATGCCGTCTTGTGCCGGCGGTTCACAGTGATGTTGACCTTGCGGCCGTCAGGCAGGATCACAGACCCCTTGGCGGACAACTTGACCGTAGGCTCCTCATAAATAAAAACCACAGCCTTGAGCAGCGGAATGATGTAACGACCCAGTGGTGCTTTTTTCATAAAGTTATGTTAGGAGGGTACGGCTTCCATGTGCGAGTGCTGTAGTGGAGGTTATACAGCTCATGCATTACAAACTGAAATAACAGCTGCTCCATGGATCCGCCGGGGCGCGGAGAGTAAGCGAGGAGGTACTGGTGAAATTTATTCAGCGCGTAGGCCGGCTTGCCCGGGACGTTGTAGCGCTCCTCGATCAAAGCGAAGAGCTGGTCAAGGCGCGGGAGCCACACCTTATTCACCTTGGACGTCTTGTCGGACAGCAGCACCAAGGCACACTTCTCTCCGGTGTTCCGGGAGTAGTAATAGTCGCCTCGGGCCGGCTTCCACAGTTTGCGGAGTACGGCGGCCTGCGTACACATGTTGGCGTATTCAGCGCTTGTATCCATAAGCCATGTGTGGCTTGTGCAGCCACTCCTGATCGCCCCAAGCTTTCTTATAGGTCAACGCCATGTAGTAGCGGAGCCACATCTGCTCAGTGGACCGGGCCTGCTTGTGATCGATGAACGCTGCGAACCGGCGATGGTATTTCCCGGTCCAGTTCGGGATCTTGAAGATGAGGTCCTGCAGCTGGTCCTGCCGCGGCAGCCACACGTGCTCCACCTTGAAGCCGCAGCACTCCTTACCTTGAATCTTGTTACCGTCCACCCAGTGACTGAGCAGCCACTTGTTGGCGGGGGCCCCCGGCATGATGCAGGTGACGGAGTGATCTACCCGACAGAAGATGTAATCCCAAGGCAGCGGCACCCACTTCGACTGGATCTCCGGCGTGATGGTGCACATGTTAATGTAGTAAGGGGAAATGTCCATTATGCCCCTTTTTCCGGCTGCGGAATGATCGGATCGCCCGTAACCCCGGGTTTTTCGCGGCCTGCGACCTTGTCTATGATGCCGGACAGCTCTTTAAGGTGGTAGCGGATGCTCTCCACGTTGTGCGCGTCCAGGCCCATTTTGAGGTCCTTGAAGGCCATGTTCATGTCGCGGAAGCGCCAATATTCACCTAAATCGATGCCAAAATGGGTCAAAAGGGCCTTTTTGGCCGATATTAGCTTGCTCCGGGTCTCCCAGTTGCCCTTGATGGCCGCCTCCACGCGCCCCACCCGGTCCACCATCTTCTTGCTCCAGTTGACGTTGTGCGTGTGGGCCTGCTTGCGGTTGACGGCCGCGGCCACCTCCGCGCGCACCCTGTACTTCTGTTCGCTGATGAGCAACGCCAGGGCGTAGTGGAAGTCCGGCTCGAACTCGCGCACCTTGGGAGTTTTCTTGGTGGTCCACCCGTTCGGGCCGCGCACGATCCAGCCGGCGACGAAAGGAATGTCGTCCATGGTGCATACGCCCTCGGCGGGGGTGGCGAAGTAGAACCGGCTGCAGTAGGGTAGATATGTCTGCCACTTGTCGGACCGGATGTCAGAAAGGAAGTCCGGCCGGCTCACCTTGATCTCGTAGATGGCGAAGTCCGGCCGGGTGTACGACATGCGGATGCGCAGGGCGTCAGGGCAAGGGCGCCGCTCCAGGAACCGGCTGCCGGCATACACCTCGCCGCAGATGTAGTCCGATGTCGCGTTGACGTTCTCACAGAGATCTGTGATGAGGCCACCGTGAGTCCACCCGTTCGTTTCGGGTTTCTTTTTCTTTACCGGAGGTTTTGGTTCCGGCTCGTAATCGCGGTTGATCGCCATTAGGTGATGTCCTTGAAGTTGGGGCCCAGCTTAACCCTCTCCGCAATGATCAAAGGTTTAAGAAAAGGAGTCAGCAGGCGCTCTACCTGCTGGTCTGTCATCGGGCCACCATAGGTTGACACGTGATCCATGAAGGCCTTAACAACAGGCTCGTACTTGCGGAAGTACACGGCCCACAACTCCCGGTCACGCCGGTCTATAGGGTACTCAAAGGTCGGCATACTACGCGATCTTTTCGAAGGTGGTGAGCGCGTGCACCAGTATGATGTTGTACTTCTCGTCGAGGCCAGCGTGCTTGATGCGGCTGGTCACGGCGGCGAAGTGCGCCGGCCCGGGCAGCCAGTTAGCTGTCACGGATCCGATCTTCACGACCATAGTCTCGCGGCCGGGGCGGTAGATGAAGGTCTTCTTCATCTTGTACATCTCGATGATTTTCTTCAGCTGCAGGTTCTCTGCGCGAAGTGATTCGAGGGTTTCAACTGGTTTCTTTTTCGTGCTCATTTTTCCTCCGAGGTTCTGCGCACTTGGCGCACCGAGTACAGTATATATACGATGTCTGCGTTGCGGATAAGCGCCGTGGGGGTCTCTGTGAACTTCTTGGTGCGGATGTCACGGTTGCTCTGCCTGGACCACTCGTGCAGCTTCACGGCGTATTTCGCATGCAGAGCGGTGTACGACATGCCGTCAGGAATAGTGTCGATGACGCGGCTGACGATGACTGAAGCGTGGTTGCCGGCCTGGCGCACTATCAGCTCGCCGCGCAGCTCCACGTCCCAGACTTCCCGGGGCGGCTCCACTTTGTAAGGGATGGGCGTCGCCGGCCGCACCGGCGGGCTGAAGTCAAGGCCGAAGAAGCGCTTGATGTTGACGTAGCCGTACGGGTTGTCCGGGGCGCCGCCGGAATCTTTCTGCAGCTTTTTACCGAAGAACCCACCCTGCATGAAGTTGAGCGTCGGGAATCCCATGGGACCTCCTATCGAATGAACTGCGGCCGGTTGCCCTCGAGGATCGTGAACTTGGCAGCATAGTGGTAAATGACGATGTTATAAACATCATCCACGCATGCTTGCTTGAGCTCTCGGATGAGGAACGCGATGGTCTCGGAGTTGCCTATCCAGCCGGTGGCGGCGTCACCGATCTGCACCACCATGACGGGGCGGCCGGCTTTGTGTTTGAAGGTGTAAGTTTTATTTAATTCATGCAGCGCTTTGGTGAGCCGGGCGATTTCGCACTCGAGAGCTTTGATTGATTTTTTAGACTTTGACATGGTGTCCTTTGGTTCGCGAAATTCACAGTGGTTGCTCAGGCTGTACCCTTTAGGGCAGCGGCCACCGTAGCCAAAGCCGTTCCCTAAACCTTTGCATGGGTCGTCGTAGTGGGGGCACTTGAGGCTCATAATTTTCGCGCCTGTTTGACGAGGGCAAGAGATTCGGCGATGGCCTTGAGGCCCTTGAAACAATCCGGGCAGATGTCCATCTCAACCCAGCGCCCCAGTATGCTCCACCAGTGCTGCACCACGACCGGATCCTTGACCCGGCAGCGTGTGCTGGCGCCCTCTATTTTCTGGCCGCAAGCATCGCAGTGGAACGTGATAGTATGCATGGTTGTCTCCTCGGTTGCGTAAAGTTTAGCAAAAGATTTGCATAAAGTCAAACATATTCTCAGTCTTGACTTTTTACTGGTCCACCGGTATACTTTGCAATAAGTGCAAAAACGTTACAAAAAGCCCATAGGTGCCCTACAAAGTGACCGCAGATATGACGAAATTACCGCAGAAGAAATTATACATGCCGATCTACGGCGAGCAGCCGGCGAAGTGGGACTCGATGTGGGGCTGTAAGCATACGATTGGCAGCATGAATCACAAGATGCATCGCATCATGCGGGCCACCCTGGACGACTTCAGGTTCTACATGACGAACCGCCGCGGGAAGGTGTCGGTGACCATGATCACTCTGGATCTCATCGAGCACCTGGAAATTAGTTTATTGGCGCATCGAATTGAGAAGCCGGTGTATCTTTGTTCCGCATGCCGGGATCTTCTCGTGGCGCATGTTCCTGTGAATCACATGATCTCTTTGCCGCACTATTCTCCGAACCTCCTATACGCGCGAAGCGCGTCCGCCCGCGCCGGAAAGAAAACGGTCGCCTAATACATTGTCTTTATCTGGATGAGGAGTATCTGCTGATATACATCTTCACGCAGCTACGCGTTTATCGACACGCATTCTTCGCTGCATTACATGCTCTTCTCTTCTCTCACTCCAGTTCTACCAGAACTGGAGTTCATACATCAACAATCATGCAATAATTCAAGCAATCAATTCAAGCATGATTGTTGATTTATAAAGTTGAGCGATTGAAAAACGGCCATGTGACCCAGCGCACTGCTGTGCGCCGCAAGCACCGCCAGCTGCAGCGGGAGGGGACATTAACAGCCAGCCCGCCGCATCCGGCAGTGATCCCGGCATGGGTGAGGTTCTCAGACTACGGGTTCCCACCCTTGTCCATTCCCCAGACACACACTGTGTGGTTAGTTCCGCGGCCGGCCGGGCCGGTCCCGGTCCTTCATTGCCGGCTCCCGGGCTTGCCCGGCACCCTTTTATGGCCCGATAGGGTGGTCCTGGCGCCCCCGCACCAGCACCGGCTCTATCATGGCTCCCTCTCGGCTGGTGGGGTCCCGCCAGCCTGCCTACCCCTATTTCCAGCAGTTTAAGGCCCATTTTGACGAAAATCAAGCAAAAACAGGCCTAATCTTGGGTTTTTGGGTGGGATTTCCTACTAATTTGACATAAATTAGTATTCATTAGTAGTTGGCCCGGGAATCCCGGTGCATGGAATTTTAGGCACAATCCCGGCAATCATGTGGTAATTTGTTATGAATTGATACAAGTTGACACATCACGGCGCGCCGTGATATAATGGTGGCATGCCATGGTATGATATACAACCTGTCCGTCTGCCCCTCGCCCGCGTCTTCGTGCAAGACAACATCTTCTGCCCGCATGATCAGCACGCCTACTTCGATGAACCCGGCCTGACCACGCCATTCTACGACGAGGTACATATATCTTGTACATTCACGTGGGATCGCCAACGCGCTATTTATCTCCAGGAGAAGTGGACCCACCGCGGTTCCGTAGTTAAGATCGGTGGCCCCGCATTCGGCTCGCCGGCTACCGACTTCATTCCGGGCCTCTACACCGACCTGTCCGTCACCTTCATGACCCGCGGCTGTGTGCGGCACTGCAAGGCCTGTTTCGTGCCGACAATCGAGGGCGCATTCCGTGAATTGCAATACATACACCCAGCGTCCATAATACAGGATAACAATCTCCTTGCTTCTTCCGACGCCCACTGGGACCGCGTCATGGCGATGCTGAGGACCCGGCACACGATCAAGTTCAAGGGCGGCCTGGACGTCCGGCTGCTTTCACCGAAGCGTATCGCCGACCTCGCGGCCATCAGGCGGCACATCGCTGAGCTATTCGTCGCGTGCGATAAGCCCGGTGATCTGTCAGCTTCACTGGCGGGCATCACGGCTCTCAAGGCCGCGGGGTTCCCGCGCTGGAAGCTGCGCTGCTACGTCATCATCGGCGCCGACATGGTCGAGGAGGAAGACCGCCTCCGGAAAATTTTCGCGGCCGGCGCTATCCCGTTCGCTCAGCTGCTGCGGGATCCCGACGACAAACTCGAGTATAGTCAGGAGTGGCGCAAGTTCCAGAAGACGTGGTGCCGGCCGCCGGCGACCAAATCCCACTGCAAGAAATTAGGAATACTATGAACAAACTATGTATAATGGTCCTGATGGCTGCAGCACTGGCGGGGTGCGATGACGGGCCGACCAGCGCATCCAAGCTGAAGATGGTCACCCTGCACTACGACACCATCACGGTCACCTGCAAGTCCGCGTACGTGCACAGCGGCATGGCGTACTTCAATGACTGCAGCGACGATCAGACCCACATGATCGCCTACGGCTGGGAGGGCAAATGAGCAAAGCACCTAAAGTTAAGAAGCCCCGGTACACCAAGGCCGAGCTGGTCAAAGCGCTCGAGCTCATAACCAAGTGGTGGGCTGACCGCACGTCGAGCAGCTGCGTCGGCTGCCCCGGCCGCTTCACCACCTGCAAGATCGGCGATGAATGCGACGTGGCCAAACATTTCCTGGCGGAGGCTAAAAAATCATGAGCGAAAAGAAAGGCGCATACCTGATCCCGTTCCTCGACGGCGTGCCGCAGCACTACCCGGAGTCATGGCACAAAAATATGGAATGGCGGGACAACAAACCGTTCCATGCGACGTTCAACTACACGGGGTACGGCCGCGGCCGCAGCTCCGCAACGATCCACTTCTGCGACGATGCCGGCGTCGAGTACGAGATGTTCATGACCCACTTCGATAAAATCGCGCGCAACATGTGCTACGGCACCATCTCCGGATACTGGGATTTCATCAAGTGCGGCCAGAACTACGGGGTGAAATACATAGGAGCGACGCCCTCATGACCGACGACGAGATCATCGCGCATATGAATAAAATGTGCCAGGGCTGCTGCAACAATCCGGCCCCGGCCGGATATAATCCGGGCTGTAATGGCGGCTGCGAATCAACCATAGGGTGGGAGGCAATGCTCGAGGATAATCAGCGGGTCCGACTCGTCGGCCAGCTGGGGAATGTACTAAAGCAGGTCGCTGAAAAAAAGTCGCGGGGTCAACTAAATAGCCGGGAGTTCCGCGACGTCGAGGGGCTGCTGTGCGATGTGGCGTCGTGGTGTCAGGGCCATCTGGACGGCGAGGGGTGGGACGAGGTGAAAGCGATCTTCGACCGGTACCGGCTGGTTCCGCGGCCGCAGTACATCGTCGAGAATTGGGGCACCGGGGTGCCGCGGTACGATAGGGATCCGGACTACTCGGTACAGTTGCCTATCCCGGCCGGCATACCGCTGCGCCAGTGCGCTACGTGCACGTTGGCGGAGTGCAGCAACTACCTGTGCCTCAAGTCCGTGTACTGCCAATTTTACACAGGCGGGCCGACCCGGGAGCCGGAGGGACTCACGGGCTACGACCGCGGCGAGGCAGCGCTCGATCAGCACATCGACACAACCAAGACCACCGGCGTGCATGAGCAGAAATTCAAGGCGGGACTATGAGCGAATTAGGCAAATGCGAACATTGGGTTACTCCGCAGGCGCGGGCGCTGATTCACCATCCTCTGGCGTGGAACCGGAAGATCTGCAAGTTCGAGGGCCGCGCGTGCCCGGACCACACCAATAAACAATGCGATGTGGTCAAGCCGAAAGAGTCCGGCATATCCGTGGCGGCGTGGTGCCGCATTAAAAACGGCGAGGTGGTAAGCGTTTGTACCTGCGGCGCCCGGAGCTGCCATGCGCACCCGACCAAGTGCCTCATCACGGTGTCGATCACCGACATTCTTAAAACGCGGTAACGGAGGTTATATGGCGATAGACTCGTTCTCAATGCGGCAACTGGTTAAAGGCAAGACATCACTGCAGCTGATCCTCGACGACGTGGAGTCAGAATTAACGAGCTTGCACAAGTTCTTCAGCCAGCTGTCGCCCCGCGGGAAGCGCGCGCTGAAGTTCTACGAGGGGCTCGCTGTGCTGTTGCGCAAAGAGATCGCGCGCCAGGCGAAGTTACCCACCACGCGCTACAAAGACTGAGGAGATCCCTGTGAAAAAATGCCCGAAGTGTAAAAGCATAATGACGTGGCACCGGGTCCGTGACAAGGCGCCGGTGTGTCTGGAGTGCGAGGGCCGCAAGTTCCTGCGGTGGTGCCGGCGTGCGGAGCGGGAGAAACTCGTGCCTATCGCCGGCTGGGCGTGGGACACCGACGATGGTTGGCATGCCAGCCAGTGCCGGCCCAAGCCGGCCGTGGTCAAGTCGGTGCCGTGCCAGATCATGGTGGCCCGCAAACACGTCGGCATGGACGGTACGGACTAATGCTGCCAATACACGCCGTCCGCCTGGCGCACCAGCAGCAACCGCCGCCCACTCACGCGCTCGTCGTAGTGGAGCCGCCCCGGCCGCAGCATAAACCCGCCGCGCCGCAACAGCAAGATGCCGGCCTCTGTTTCTTGGTCGCCTTCGCCAGCAGCTATATTATCTCGACCATATTGTCACGCCACTGAGGAGGCCTGTATGAATAAAAAATGCAAAGAGTGCAAGCCGGAGATCAACTGCTTCCACGTGGGCACCGAACTAGGGCCTGATCCTTGTCCTTGGCACAAGCCCGCGCCGGATCATAACAAGGTGCCCCGGGGCTCCGTCATGGACCTCACGATCACCAACTGCGATGGTGACGGCCAAGTGGACGCCCGGATGCGCCTACGGCTCTGCATGACCTACTCCCGCGAAGATGGCGTTCTGTACGAGAATTGGATCTCGCCGGACTGCCCGCTGCCTCAGCCGATGATCGCGGAGATCTTAACGTTCCTCGAGCAGAATGGCTTTCCGCCCGGCCCCGCGCCGGATGGCCGGTTCGTCCGCAAGGCTGAGCTGCCTGCCAGCCTGATCGCCAAGCTGATGGGCCCCGCCTGGATGACCCAGTTCCGCCAGCTCACGGCTGACATGAAGCAACGGCAGTTACTTGACTCCGCGCCGCCGCCGCGCCGGCTGGACAACAATCCGGGTGGTATTGCGGCCTGCCACATTGAGGGCATGCAGGGCTTTACCTACCAAGATGATGGCTTCAATGTTGAGGTCATCGATGTTGTTTCAGAGCCGGTGCCACCGGGTCTTACCTGATTGCCTACTTGTTACCTACCCGGGCGGCCAATATGGCGATTGTAATATAAAGTAATAAGGTTAAGTAGTGTAGATAGTTATTACCCCACTACGGGAATTGGAGATGTTGGGCGCGTAGCGCCACTGTAGGTAATGCGTTTTGGCGGTTCCGCGCCCGCGGGCCCGCGAATAATGGTCTTCCCGCCCGGGAATATACTTATAAAGCCGAATATTTTAGCCCCATATGTCGCGCCAGCGACACTATGCGCTAGGGCTATATTGGCATATTATTGCCTGTTTTTATACCCTACAGCGTCTATTTTCATGAAAAACAGCCTGAAATCACCTATTTTGGGGGGTTTGGGCCTAATTACCTCGGGAGTATACCCCCCGGGGTATACGGCTGCAGATCCGGCTCCCCTGGTGCCGCCCCGGCGGCACCTACCAGATTGGCTACTAGGCCGGCGGCGCCGGCTACTGGACTTGGTGGGGTAGTAAGATCATTGGTAGGGCCGTGTATGATATATGTATTGGACGGCGGGCGGATTAGCCGGTAAAGTGGTGGGAAAATACTGCGCGGATTTGAAGGGACCCCCGGGGGGCTGCGGGGGCATCCTCTGCGGAATTTCTTACATTTTTTTTATTCATTAAAGTTTAAAAAAAAAAATAAAAAAAAAATAAAAAAAAGCTAGAGAGTTACCGCGCAGCTAGTTACTAACATTACTAGTGGGAAATAAGCATAGGTAGTAAGGTGGTAGCATATGGGCGGTAGTGGGCGGTAGCCTATAGGTAGCATGGGGGGGGGGGGGGGGGTTTTACAAAAATAAAT